TTATGCCGGCACGTCATTGCCGGCCGACCGACCCGTCAAGTAGACAGTCTTGATGATGGGCTCCAGCCAACCCCTGTCGGCGGAGACACCGAACGAGTCCCAGGTTTGCAGGGCCGACTTGATGCGTACCACATCGGCATCGCTAAACTCGAAATCCTTAATAGGGATGCGAAGGTCTGGGTTCCAAACTACCCGCTCCTGGCCACCGACTAATTCGCGCTTCAGTTCTATTGAGTTCGCCTCGTCTGGACTGAGCGCTATACGATCCTGGATCGACCAGATCGCGCGGATTGACCCAACGTCGGCTCGCTGGGTCCCCAAGAGCGCGTGTAGGTTCAGCCGCTGGGTATGATCCAACGTCAGTTTCATTTCGATATCCCTCCGAACTATGGATTTGAATACAGCAGGATGTAGCCGACGGTCACGCCAGCCGGGTTCTTAACCTTGATGCAACCGGACCATCCCGACGGGTTATTCGCACCAACGATGCCAGCGAGACGATACCCATTGCCACTGCCGGACGCAATGATCAGTTCGCCGCCCGCCGTGACCCCGAGGAGCGTGTGGTCCGCGAGGTTGGACCCAGGGCCGGCCACCCGGAACGGCGGCTCACTGCCGTCCTTCGCCACGACCAGCATCGGGCCACATGCGACTCCGGCCGCAACCGGCGAAGCCTGGTAGCCCCACGTTCGGGCATAGCCTTTCTTCGGATCGTTGCCCTGCTGGAGGCACGCGCCCCAGACGTGGATGTCACCGGAGGTCCAGTTGTCGCCGTTGCCGGCGAACTGCCGCACGACGATCCACAGTCCGGTCTGTCCGCCAGCCAGCGTGCCGGTGATCTTGAACCGCTGCCAGGACGTCGTGAGTGTGATGCTCGTCGGGCCGGCGAGGTACGCGGCATAGGCGTTGTCGACGATGGCGATCGAGAGCTGCTTGGTTCCGGACCCAACCTTCGCCCAAACGTAGAACGTGTACTGCCCGCCCGAAACGAGGCCTGCAATCTGCTGCTGGATAACCGGCGTCGATGTGCTGGCGGTCACCGTATCCGCTGTCGTGTTGCCGTCCGGCGCCGTGGTGCTGTTCGAACTGACGGAGCAGGAGCCGCCGTTCTTGTCCCAAGTGCCGACGCTGAAGTCTTCCGAGTACTTCGCCATGTTCTCGAATGCGCCGCCAACCGTCTGGAACGCGCCGCATTCGACAAATTGGAGGTGCGATTCGAGGTACGACCACAAGTTGTTGGCGGCGACGTAGCCGAAGTTGGCTCCTGCCGATCCATCGCGCAGGACGACCGTACTGGCGGTCGCGGCGGTGGTGGCGTCGCTGATCTGGGAGGAGGTGTGGGAGTGGACGCTGGCAGCCTTGCCGGCCAGATCAGTCACGAGGTTCGTGATGTCAGACTCGGCGTGCGTGTGGTTGGCATTCGCCTTCGCCGCAGTGGAACCATCCTGGAGGACGCAATCGGTGGCGTTCCCGACAGCCGCAGTGAGTTCGCCCGAGGAGTTGATGACCGACGCACGGGAAGCCGTCCAGCCCAAGCCCTTCGTCGGACGCGCGGCCAGATCGGAGACGAGGTTCGTAACGTCGCTTTCGACGTGCGAGTGCGGTGGCACCGAACCCAGCGCCACAGTGACCGTGACCCGGTCGTTCCCCGCATCATCGGCGAACGAGAGCGCCATGTTTGCGCCCTGAATCAGGTTCAAGGCGCGCCGAGTGCCGACCACCGATCCGTTGTTTTGAATCGTGAAGGGCAGCGCCCCGGAGACGATGTCGCCAGCCACGTGGGTGTGGACGGGCAGGTCCGAGGCAGATAGCGTCGTTCCGCCCGTCGCGCGCCCCTTGGCATCGACGGTCAACTTGGTATATGTCCCTGGCGCGACGCCGGACGACGCCACAGAAAGCACCCCCGCCGCAACAGCGAGGCCTCCGGTAGGTTCTATCTGGACGATGCCCTTGCTGGTGGTCGTGGCGTCCGGATACGAGAACGCGCCGAAGGTCTGCCCGGGCGCAAAGTCCACAATGGCGTCCATGGCGATGTGGTTCGACGCGTTGAGCGCCATTCCCAGGTCGCCGGAGTTATCGGCCTTCCGCCACTTCACCGCTCCGGTGTTGGGCAGCCTGACCAGGCCGGTTGCCGCCTTGTTGCCGGACCCGAACTCCGCGCCGTCCTGGAATGTTTTCAAGCCGGTGATCGTCACCGCGCCATCTTTCCGGATGTAGTTGCGCGCCGCTACGGTGCCCAACTCCGTTTCGATCGCGACCACCGCGGACTGGAGTGCGGTGAGAAAACCGGCGACCATATTCGCCCTCACCGTCGCCGGAGAATTGTGCTGGACCGCTACGGTGCCGAACGCCCCACGCTCGCACCCGCTGAACTGGGTGGCGTTCTTGCCGGTGTAGACGACGAGCTCGTCGTTGATCGACAACACGCCGTAGCTCGAGGCGAACCCGCTGGTCGACGAGACGTTGATAGTTGAATCCCCCACGAGGACCGTCTGCGTAGTTGTGGTCTCAAGCGGGACCGTCGAGAAGGCGTCCACGGGCGAGTAGAGCGTCGAGGCGCTGTCGACGGCGATCGGGTAGCTGCTAGGCATTCGGCCTCCTCTGGTTCAACTGGAACCGGTTGAGGGCACCGGCGGCGGCCGGACTGACCGCCACCGCGACCGCCGCCTCGATCGCGCGCGCCTCGCGGGGCTTGTGGTACTGGCTGGCTGTCGCCGTGGCTTGGGTCCACATCTCCAATGGGACCGTGCGGCTGTTGAGGCAGAACTGGTCGAACGCCCAGAAGCACATCGAGTAAAGCTTCTTGGCGCGCCACATCCCGTACGCCTGCGCCATCGGCGGGTCCGGAGGACCGTAGAGGCCGGCGAGGTAGATGCACTCCGCGGCGGGCCGCTTGAGCACGTCGAACGGATAGGAGAGAGTATCGTTCATCCGCTTGGCGTTCTTCTGCCACACGTCATAGTCGAATCCTTCGCAGCGGAAATAGCCGATGCCGTAGCTCGAGGTCTTCCACTCGATCGGCAGGTTCACGTGCATCAGCAACCGGCGATAGGCCGGATCGGGCGACGGCTTCCCCTGGTTGGCGTCGAGCGGCCAGAGGCATTCGAACACGGCGGTCGGGTGAGCCTGGCGCACGTATGCGATGACCTCCTGGCAATACGACCAGATCCGGTCGCGCAGAAAGTTCGCCGTCTCTAACTGGTGCGTGGGGTCGCCGGCAGGGTCGTCGTTGTTCGCCCGGAACGGCCAGATCTGATGGCCATACTGTGTGGCAAAGTCGCTAATCGTCTGCTGGTCGTAGAAGCCCATGCCGCCGTGCGGGTCCTCGCCCTGGTTGTCGAAATACCAGTACTGCGTCTCGCCGAATTGCAGAATGATCGGCGCGCCCGCCTGCGCGATCTCGCCGGCGCACTCCCGATACATCTGCTTCAGATAGTTCCGGACGCGCGTGCCGAAGTGCATCTGGTGGGATGGAATCTGCAAGAACACATCGGAGCCGGGGCTCACCACACCGCCCGAGTACGACAGGTACTTCGCGCGCATCGCGGCGGGCGGGATGTAACACTCCATCGAGAAGGCGAAGGAAGCCTTGATGCCCCTTGTCTCAAATTGTCCAGCCAAGTCGCGAATCCACCGCCGCGCGCCTTCGGTCATGACCGGCGAGACGGAATCGACCATCTCCCAGTCGCCCTCGGTTCCCGGCGCGCCCATCTGGTCGTCGAGCGTGAGCGTCACGGAGTTCGGCTCGCTGACCGCCAGGCCGGTGAAAGTCCAGGATGGCGCCTTCGACTGGACGCGGAGCGTGGCGCCCGTTCCGAAGTTGTCGTCGGCCCACACGCCGGAGAACATGCCGTTCATCGTGGCGCGGATGTGGGAGACGATCTGCTGGAGCGTCTCACCGTAGCCGATAGCGTGATTGATCGTGGTCCCGCCAAGTGAGATTGAGACCACATCGCCGGGAGACGGCGTGCCCGAGAATTCGACCGTGGCATACGGGTAGGTGGCGCCGACGCGACGGCGCTTGTTGTTCCAGAAGACGCCCATGTAGACATCGGCGTGGCCGGTGAATCCAAGCCGCTCAAGTTGCCAGAGGTGCCAGGCCGGAGGCTTCTTGTAGCCGTGGTCCGTGTCGAAGTCGATGGCGAGGGAAACGTCGCTGTAAGTGGCGGGCGGGTCCGGAACGTCCTGCGGTTCGAGCGGCCACAGGTAATCGAAATAGAAGTAATAGCCGGTGCTGGAGGCGTGCTTCTCAAATAGCGCCGTGATCGTGATGGTGTGGTTCCCGGCGGCGACTCCGCTGCGCAGCAGGATGTTGGCGGTCGTGCCGCCGTACTCGGCGAGGTAGAGGTCGTGCGTGGTCGGCGCGCCGCCATCGACCGCCACGCTGATCTTGCCGCAGTCCGTGTTCAGGAAAGTTCCAAGATACAGATCGTGCTGCTGCGCGTATGAGTAGCGCAAGGAAACCTTCCGGACGTCCGGCGCGGAAGAAGGCGCACAGCGCCGCGCGTGCCCTTTGGCCCACCACTGGCTGGGCCAGCCCGTGTTGTAGGAGTACTTTTCCCAATAGCCCGTATAGGAGCATCGTGAATCCGATTCCTCGATCCGGTTGGAGCCACCACCGACCTTCAGGCTGCCGTCGCCGGTAATCGTGATATTCGAGATGGTCGCGCCCCACTCGGCGTCGCTCGCAAAGCCCGAGACCGGCGACAGCTTCTTCATCCGCGCGCCGCTATCACAGGAGCCGGACGTCGAACCCTGGTAGCCGCGCTCGACGGTGATCTGCGTCGCCGAATCCACGGAGATCAGGCGCACGCGCTCTTCGGCGGTCGGCGAACCGATGAAGTACCGGCCACCGGAAAGCTTCGAGGAGTCGTCCACCGGCCACACCGTATCGGACGGACCCACGCCGGACGTAAGGAAGCAGCCATCGGCGAGCTCGCCCTCGGTCTGCTCGAAGCGCGGCGCGAAGACCAGATACATCTTCCGGCAGTCGTTCATCGGAACGGTGCGGCTTTGCTTGTCCGTGAGTGGCTGCGTGAAATCGAGGCTGATGTGGTACTTCGTGTCGTTGTCGCCGCCGATAAAAGGATATGCACCGGACGCGAACCACGCGAGCGCGAGCGTTCCCACATCGGTGTGGTCACACGTCACCAGCACCCGGTCGAGGTTCCCGAGCTTGCCGTATCGCGCGGCCGGAAGCGCCGCCGCCTTGAACGCCAACGTCAACTTGGCGCTGCTGAGGTACGCGGTGGCGGTCGCCTCGATCACCGCCGTCTGGTCCGGACCAAACCTGCCGGCGACCGTGTCGCCTGGCGTGTTGATCAGCTCAGCGAACTTCTGCGCGGCATGCTTGCCTTGGGTTTTGCGCGTGACGTAACTGTCCTCGGCGTGCGTCATCGTAATTCGCGCAGTGATCGTTCCAAGGATCTGGTTCACGTCCAGCACCACGACCAACTCCTCGTTGGCGCCGGTGCGCTCGATCCACACCATGTCCCACTGCTCAAACCCGCTGGTGTCCCCCACGTGAAGATAAACGGGGAGCAGATTCCCGCTCCCATCAGTGGCCGGCTCCACCGAGTCGGCTAATTGGGTTTCGAAGCGGCAGTCGAGGCTGGTGATCGTATACCGGGTGTCGCGGAAGTGGAGGTGGAGATAGTCGATGCCCTCGGCCGGCTCCTCGCCGTTCAGGTCGATATCGACGCTGGCCTGGCTCTCGCTGCCGGAGACCTCGGTGGCGTGATCGAGCAGGCGCACCTCGTACACGTCGTCCGGCGAGATCCCCTTGCCGCAGACGAACGTCATGGCGTCCCAGGAAACGGACGGGTACTTGGCGGCGTCCAGCCGCACCGCGCCATCGAGCGCGTGGTCATACTCGATGTCGAACTCCAGCTTCAGACCGGAGAGATCGGTCTTCGGCAGGTGCTTCAACCGCAGGTGATTGTAATAGTCGTAGGCGTTCCAGAAGCCCAAGACCGCGAAATCCTCGGCGGCTTGGAAGATGCCCGAGATGCTCGCGCCGGTCTCGGTGGCGTCGTGAATCGTCGTCGTCGCGGCCTTGCCGGTGAAACCCTGTGTCTGGAAGTTCCGCCGCGGATCGAAGATGTGAAGCGGTTCGACAGCCATATCAGGTTTGAATCGCCACGGTCAGATCGGAACCCGGGTCGGGCGACGCCACGCTCAGGATGTCGAAGGCGAGGTCGTCGCCTTCGCGAAGAATCGGTGTGGGCCAGATGGTCGGACGCACGCTCTCGCCGGCAGCGTGGTCCTTGGTGAAGATCGCGTCGAACGTCTGGTTGTCCGGATCGGCGGCAAGGACCTCCACATACTCCTCGTTGCCGCCGCCCAGGTCGATGTGAACAAACTCACCCACATCGAGGCCGAGACGGTTCGCTCCATAGGAAGCGACCTGAACGGTTTGCGGCGATCCGCTCGCGGTCACATCGGCCCAAAGCCCCATCCCGAAATCGTTGTATGGGAGGCGTCTGGTGTCCGGCTTGCCGTAGCCTTCGTTGTTCATCAGGAAGTCATAGGTGTTTTTGTACGCGGTGGGAACCGCCTGCGCGATGCCCATGTATTCGAGCGGCTCCCAGGTCGCGCCCTCGTCCCGGCTCACCTTGACCAGATACGCGCTCTGGCCGTCGCTCGTTCCTTGCTGGACGTAGGCGTAGGTGCAGCGGATCGAAGCGGCATCCTGCACGCGCATCGGGATCGCCACGTTCTCCGCGATCGCCAGTGCGCCGGGGATCTGGAACGTGTACGCGCCGCCGTTGCACGTCCGGTCGCCAGGCATGAACGGTTCGCTGTGGTGTGACAACGGGAACACCGTGAACGGCCCGTAGCCGTAGTGGTTGGCGACGCCAACGAGCGCCGCGACTACGCACACCGAGGGGATCTTCGCTTCGATGCGCGCCGGGATTCCCGGCGTCCGGAAGAAGCCCTTCTTCACCGACAGCGTGAAGATCTTCAGATCGAGCTTGTAGAACCGGATGCCGGCCTTGTGCGCGCACCGATACGTCAGGAACGTCGCCTCGCCCGCGAGTACTCCCGGCCACGCGCGTTGCAGAACGAAGTTGCCGGTCGCGACCACATCGCCCTCATTTCCTGGGCCCGTGATCTGCGCGCACTCATAGGAGCGCTTCCCGGCGTGGTTCGCATCCGCTGCCTCGTCATTGAAGACGACGAAGTCACCGACGCGGAACACGCGCGACGTGTCCGGATTCACGGTGCACGCGACCGTGGCCGGATCGGTGGTGTCGTTCAGGTCCGCGTCGAGGCTGGTCCATAGATCAGTGGCGAGCTCGTCGACGTAATAGAGACCCATGGCGACCTCGTAAGCACCGGCGATGTTCATGTTGCCGGAGGCGTCCGGTTGGACCTCGAGGTTGTCCACCGCTAACGTGCCGTAGTCGGCCAGCTTCGGTGTGCCCGTAACCGCGCCTGGCACTCCGGTGTCGATCAGGATCTCCTCCGTGACCGGGTCCGGAACGACGTCGGCGGGCTTGGGGCCGGCGACCAGATCATACATGCTGTCCGTGGTCGTGCGGCCTTGGATGTCGATGGAATAGTCGGGGTTCAATCGCCACGACAGCACGCGGAACTCTCCGGACCCGTTCGGCATATCCGGGTGCGTCATCGAGCAGACCATTCCCGGCTCCGTGTTGAGCGCGAGGACTGTGGTCTTGAAGTTGACCTCGCGGGCGCGCTTCCATTCGGTGGGTGTGATGCCGCCGAGCTCCTCGCGCATCCGGACGGAGACGATTCGCGCCGCCTGGCTCTTCGTGAACGTGCCGGCGAGGTTGACGTTCGACTTCAGGAAGAGCGCGCCAGCAGCGCCGCCGATCTGCGTGGCGTGATCGATATCGTAGACGGTGACGCTGTTGCCGACGAAGTTGTAATCCTCATCGGCGAAGTTCGTTGTCAGGTGATTGAACGACGGCTTGGCTGGAGCCAACTGGAGCGACTGGAAGATGGTATTGCCTTCGGTGAAGGCCTCGACCGCCGAGGAGTTCACACGCACGCCGATCTTGAGCTTGCCGAACGTGAACGTGTAATAGCCCAAGCAGTTCATCAGCACTTCCTGAATCCAATCGCGGAGCGGCTTCTCCTCCTGGAGGATGCCCCGGAACCTGAACTGCGTCTCGCTGCCAGAACCAACCAGCTTGGTAACAGACTCGTCGCAGACGGCGGCGGCGGCGAGAGCGGCGTCCACATCGAACAGAGTCTCGGCGAGATCCAACTGCTCCGTGGTCGCATCGGCGCCCAACCGCATCCCGCGCGCACGCAGGAGCATGTTGACGGCGATCCACACCGGGTTGGTGAGAGGAGGACCGGAGGACCGGACGCCGCCGCCCGTCCACACCCAGCCCTTCATCCCCTGGTTGACGATGACCTCCATCTGGTGCTCGCCCAACCGGGTTAGCTGAAGGCCCTTGGCGTCGGCGCGGCGGATGACCACGAAGGCGGTTCCGGCCGCGAAGTTGTCGAGGTAGGTGCTGTTGCCGAAATTCACGTACCGCCACTGCTTGTCCGGCGGCTTGCTGAGGATGCTGTTGCCGGATTCATCGAGCGAGAACCAGTCGTTTGCGCCAGCCGGATCGTTGCCGGCGACCGTGCGCGGGCTGTACGGAACGTGGTTCTCCTGCCCGTCGAGCTTGTGGCCCGTGCCGAACCCGACCGGCCCCTCGCAGACGATTCCCAGACCCTCGTAGAAGTCGCTCTCGTCTCGGCCCGCCGCCATCTTCGCGTTCACCGGCATGTCGCCGTCGGTGTAGACCTCCGGCACGATCTGGTCGTAGATCGAGTCGGCGACAAGCGAGACGCTGGTGATTGTCGACCGCCCGAAGCCCCAGGTGCCGGTCGAGTTGTCCTTGATGCGGACAGCCTGCGGCTCCGCGAGGATTGCGCCGTAGTAGCGCTTCATGCCGTGCGCAAGACATCCGTTCGGCGTGTCGTAGCCCTTGTCGCACTTGGTTGCATCGGCACCCGGGAAGTGGACCAGATCGAGCGCGCCCGCCGTCGAATACGGGCATGCGCCGACGTTGAACTGCTTCCAGCACGAGCGGGTGATCTTGCGGCAGGGATAGGGCAGGTTCAGTTCGTACAAGCCGTCCGCAGCGGTCACCCGGAACTCCGGACCCGCGTCGAGCGACCAGTCGGTGATCTCGCCCTTCCAGAGATCGAGCTTGATGCCGGCGGTGTCGCCGACAGGAACGTGCAGGAGCGAGAACTCAACAGTGGCGCGGAACAGGTCCACATCGTTCGAGAGGTCGCGCATCACGCGGTCGGCGTTGCCGAAGGTGAACGTCGCCTGGTCGGCCTCGTTGCCCATGCCCTGCTGGATGCCGTCGAACTGAACGAGGCGCGCGTGGTACAACGTGCCGCCGACCGTGCATCGGCGATCCGAGACATAGATATTGGGATAACCGGCCTGGCGCGGGGCGATCCGGATCAGCGGAATAAGCTGCTGGACCTGGGAAAGGAGGGCGGTTTTGAGAGCATCGGAAGGGAACCGCATGACCGTGGAGGTTACCGTGTAGGTGGACGAGCTCGCCGGGATCTCGATCAGCGTGACGCCGGTCGAGCAGAGGTCGTCGCGGACCATTTCCCAGGACAGAGGCTCATTGGCGAACCGGCAGGTGTAAGCGGTAGTCCCAATGCCGTTGTCGTTGGGCGCATGGTAGGTGAAGGCGCCATAGGGACCGTACTTCGACTCCCAGAAGTTCCGGAGAGCGATGCGCTCCGACTCCTTCATCGAACGGCGCCGCACCGAGAAGCGCTTCGAACCGTTGCCCAACAGAAAGCGCTGCTCGATCTTCGCGTTTCCGCTGCCGAACTGGTGGACCACGACCTCCGGGCGAATCGCCTGCCCGTATCCGTAGTCCGGAACGATCGGGAAAGTGCCGGAAGCGATGATCTCCGGCACTTCGATGTTGCCGATGAAGTCAGGCATGAACCGCCCTTGCGCCTTCGATCGCCGCTGCGATGTTGGCCTGGCCGGCAATCTGGTTAACCAAACCCCCGTAGTTCGGATCAGTCGCGTAGATGCGGGCCACCGACGCGATCAACTCCCCGACATCGCGAGTTCGCTGATACTGCCTCCATGCCGTGCGGTATGGCGCGCCGTGAGTAATAAGCCAGGCGTAGTCGCGGCAGGCGGCGTCAAGCGAGTCGTAGTCCGCGAATTCGCACACGCGCTTCACTTCCTTGCCGTCGATCACTTCGCGCGTCTCGACGGCGCAGAACTGTGTGTGCCGCTTGGCGCGCTTGATCCCGAAGACGTTGAAGTCGCCGACGGGTTTGGCGCCCCAGCGTGACTCGATGGCCCACTGCGCAATGAGGATCCGCGCCGGAAGGCCCGTTTCGGCCTCCAAACGCACCGCGATCTTGGCGACTTCTGCAAGCCGCTGGTTTCTGGTGCTGTTCATGGCGCGCTGCTCAGGCTGCTTTTCAAATTTGCGTCCGGTCCAAACAGGTCGAGGGCGATGTGGCGGAAATGCCTCCACGCGTGGGCAATGGCGGTGAGCGCTCGCCAACGCGCCGCGTATGCTGGGTCGGCCCGCCGTTTCCTGGCCTCGACTGCATATCGGCGACGCCGGCAGCGAATGCATTCGAGCACTCGCCGCCGGTAGCGCGACTCATACACGCGCCCGCACACGCATTCATGCAGGTACGGCTTCAAGCGCGCAGCCTCGCTCTTCGTCATGGCGTCGAATCGAAATCGCAGGTGACCTGCATTTCAGGAAGCATGTTGTCGAACTGGGCTTTGATCACCCCGCTCGTGATCACGTAGTCGTAGCCTTGCCGGTAGCGGAGACCGTTCACATAGACGACGATGTTGGTCGCGCCGGAGGGGGGCTTCCAGCCGATTGCGGTCGTGTCATAAACCAGCAGCACGTCGAACCGCCGCACAGGGACCGGCGGCAACAGAACGTCCAATTGGTTGCCATTAAGCACCAACGACGGGCCGAGCTTCGCGAAAACGTACCGAGCGCCTGTCCACACTGGGATGAGCAACGGCGATCCGCTTTGCGCGGCGATCATAACCGCCATTGCGAGAAACAACACGACGAGCACAATTCCACGTTTCATGGATGTTCCTTTCCTGGTTGAAATCGGGGTGTTAGCGTTCTGCGACCTTCACGTCGAAGGAGCGGTCTTCAGTCCGACCGCTAGTCGTCGTGATTCGGTTGGTGACTTTGTACGTTTCACCCACAGTGCCGCCGGACAGCCACACGGTCGCTGCCGTCGTGGTGTGGGTATCATTGGCGACGGTCAGCCCGGCCGTCACCGTCCACACGCTCGTGGCGATCGTGTCGCCGTTGAGCCATCGAATCCAGTCGACGTAATAGTCGAGGACCGCGTTTGGGTCCTTAACAAAGGTCATGCCTCGATGCCCCGGTGTTCTCGCCAAACAGCGAGGGTGCGTGACTCAGCCGCCGGCGAGATGGAGCGGCTTTCCTGCCGGATCGAGATCGTGCGCTCCGGCGCTGAAGGCGGCCGGCGATATGCCATGAGCGTTGCGGCTCCTGCGATCACTCCGCTCCTTGGCACGCCGCGGAAGCCGACGGCTGTTACGAATGAGTCGCCCGCGATACCGGCATCACGGTAGGCGAGAAACGGGCCGTACCAAAGGGTCTGGCGCTTTGCCAGCAGGACGCGAGGGCCGGATACAAGTTGACGCATCTCCTCCGAGTACAAAGCGCGTGTCCACGAAGCGACACCGAAGATCTCAACGAACATGCCTGGCGTCGAGGACGACAGCGGAAATACCGAAGCGCTGCCAGAAGCGGAACTGGCGTTCGGAATAATCGCCTGCGCTACGAGAACCCCATTGTGATAAACGCTGGCCGTCGTGTTTGTGTCTTGCGGGAGGACGAACGAGACGCAACTGACCTTTCGGAAATCAGCGCTGTAGGCGCCCCATTCGAACGGGCCATATGGAGATGTGCTGTTGCGAAAGATGGCTTTGTACTTGCCCGTGCTCGTTCGCAGGCCCAGCCACCATCCGGTCGTATAACTGGTGCTGCAGATCGTCGGGAAGCCGGTCCCGTTCAGACGGTTGATCCGGAACCAAACGCAAACCGAAATGGTTTTGCCGGTTCCGTCGCCGATGAACGCCGGCGCATCAGCCATCGAACTTCCAGACCAGCCCACCTGCTCGTTGCTGCACGCAAGCGCCTCGCCGAATGGTGTTGGCACGTTGCCGCCTGATCCTGTCGGAACTGTGAGGCCGGATGACGCCGCTCCGAACAACATCCGCCGATGGAAATAGGCTGGCGAATACTCGAACGGGATCGCGGCACGCTTGGCGTTCAGCCGCCAGGGGTTGAACCACATTCTCGGATCGCGCGTCGGTAGCCAGAGGGCATACAAACTACTGCCGAGCGGTGCGCCGAAGTCGGGATGCGGCTCGCACGCACCGCTGGGGAAGTTCGTCTCCGCTGTGGGATTTAAGGGCAAGCTCCGCATCAGACAACCTCGAACTGAACGCCGCGCCAGAAGGCGATGTTGTCCGTCGCATCGAGCGCCAGGCCGCAACGGTTCACCGCGAGTACGCCCCACACCGGCGGGAGGACATTGCCGAATGCCTGAGCGACCGAGAACGGCGGGCTGGTCAGAACGCCCGATGCCGGCACATACAGTGAACCAATTTCGCGGATCGAGAGCGTTTCGAGAGTGACGGAAACCGGCTCATCGATGCCGGTGACTCCCGCCGGATAGACCGGCGACACGCCATCTGTCGCGCCCCAGGCGAAGAAGAACACCCCGTACCGGTCGCCGAGGCTGCCCGACGCAGGCTTGATCTTGAACTGGCAGATCGCGTCAACGTAGCCCGAGTTCTGGTTCTCGACCTTCGCCGAGCTGCGCGCCGCGCCGGTGGCGAGTCCGTTGAGCGTGATGTCGAAATTCGTAACCGGCCCGAATTGTGTGCGGATCGTCGACACGTGCGCCTCGTCAGTCCTGCAGGATCGAGAGATCGTTCTCGCGAATGATCACAAAGTCGCCGTCGCCCACCGTGGCTGGCGAGGAGAGCGCGCCGCCGCCAAGGAAGTTCCCGCCGCCCTGCGCGTCCCACATTCCGATGTGGGTGTATGTGCCGGCGGGAACCTGAAACGAAAGCACGATGGCGCTTCGGACCCGCTTGGAGTTCCCGCTATCATCGACTGGCGTATACGAATCCGCTGACTGCCTAACATACGGCCCTCCCGCAGCTTCGTTCGCCCCAGTCTTGCCAGGATCGGCCGTGTGCAGGCTACACCAGCGGGCGGCGATCGAGAAATCCTGTCCGAGGAAAGCCTTCTCAAGGATCTTCTGGTCGAGGTAAGCAGAAAACGGCATGCAGTCTTTCTCCTGCGGCCTATGCGAGTTCGATGAGTTCGATGTTCACGTCCGACCGGCAAGGGCCACATGTCTGGCTCCACTCGCAGTCGAAACGGACGGTGTACCTGCCGGTCGTCGCTACGCCTGTTGGGTCGTTTGAGAACTTCGGATTCGTGTCGTATGGGTCGTAGAAATAGAACGATTCCGTCGGCCCTCTGCGGGCGTCGTAGAAATCGCGCAACTGCTGCAACAGGGTTGGTGTCAGGCGTTTCGCAAGCCGCCAGCGTTTGCGGCTGTTCGTTGCCAGTACCGCGCGCTGCGACTCGCCGTTCCGGTATTCGTTCTCGACGATCGGATAATCCTGCGAGCGCGCGAACGCACGGCACAGGCTGTTCGGCAGCACTGTGGACGGCGCCGCGTTCTGGACGGAGCCAGGCATTAGGCGGTCACCAACCCGACGCCGGTCTGGAGCGCCGCCATCTCTCGCCGGCCCGCGTTCTGTTTCGTCGCGGCCATGGTCGCGGACTGGACGGCGCGCGGGTTCTCGACGACCACACGCACCGTCTCCTTCTCGAAGAACTCCTTCGCGCCCGGAACGGTGATGTTGACCACCAGCCCACCGCCGGACGGCGCACCCCTGCCGATGGTATCGAGCGACGGCAAGCCGCCCAACGACGAGAGTGCGGCTCCATTCGAATAGGTCGGCGATTGGAAAAGCGATCCTCCGGACTGCGCCAGCGACACCGGTTGAACCTGCGTCGACTTGCCGCCATAGGTCTGGCCCGTGGTCATCGCGTAGAGCTCCACGAGCTCGCGGACCTGCTGGCTCTGGATCGCCACGTCGAGGTTGCCGCCGTATGCCGATTTCGCGGTATCGACGATCTGCTTCAAGATCGCCTTGTCGGAGATGTCGACGCCGTAGACGGCTTTAATCTTCTCGCGGGCCTTCTCCTGCGCGCCTTTGATAAACAGCCGCACGATACCAGCCGCCGCGCCCGCGATTCCACCGATGGCTGCGCCAAGCGGGCCACCGTACTTGAAGCCGATCATCGCGCCGCCCGCCGCGGACATGCCGACTCCGGCCGCGCCGCCGCGGCGCAGGCCTTCGTAGATCAGCAGGCCGCCGCCCAGGAGCGCGGCATTCGACTTGCCGATGGACGCGAGCTTCTGACCCATCGTCGCGGCCTGCCACGTGGTGGCCAGACCAGGAGCCAGTTGGATGCTGCCGCCGATGCCGGCGAACGACTTCAGGTTCGCGAGCGATGCCGCCCAGTTCGCGCCGGAGAGGATTCCACCGGCACCACCACCGGTACCGGAAACGCCGCCGCCACCAGCAACAATAGACGGCGTGCTCCACCCACCGGCAGATCCGCCAGGGATTGGCCCGCCACCACCACCGAACATCCCGATGCCGCCGAACAGCGCACTGAGAACACCGCCCCCGCCACCCGCCCCCGCAGGGGCGTACCCGCGCGTGCCACCGAACAGCCCCATCAGAGCGCGCGCCACCTGGGAGGTCACCACTTCCTTGATCGCGGTCAGCATGGCGGTCTTGAAGGAATTACCGATGGCCGACCACACCGACTGCGACTTGGTCACGAGCGCGTCGAAGACGCCCTGGGCCTGGCGCTTCAAGGAATCGAAAATCCTCTGGTTGTGGTCGCGGATCAGATCCGCAGTCCGGTTGGCGGCGTTCTGGCGCGCCGCATCCACGGCGGCGTCGGTGGCTCCCTGGTTCGCCTGGCGGATGGCCTCACGCTGTTGGGTGTACTCCGCGATCCGCGCCTGGATCTCGTCGGCGCGATAGCCGAGCCGCTTCATTTCGAGCTCGTAGTCCAGAACCCGCTGCGAAGTTTCGAGGTCGAAAAGCCGTTGCTTGATCTCGTGGACCTGCTCGATATAGTCGATCTCGATCTGCGCCTTCTGCTGCTCGACCCAGACCTTCTGCTCGATGGTCTTCGCGTCGTAGCCTTCGAGCGTCCGGAGACGAGTGTCCCGTTCGATGCCGGCCCGCTGCTCCTGCACCTGCATCAGTTCCTTGACGTGATCCAGGTTTTGCTGCGCGATTTCCACGTTGTACTGGAGCCGCTTCTGGAACAATTCAGCCTCGGCGTCCATGCGCTTCTGACGCGCTTCTTCCTCGCCCTTTACGTAGTCCGCAATCGCCTCGCGGTTGTCCTTGGCGAGCTTCTCCTTGAACGCCGTCCATTTCGTGGTCAGTTCATCGATAACGGCATCCCACGCCTTCTTGGTAAGCAGAACCTGATGCTCGACGCCATTGTCGTCGGTGAACGTGGTCCACTTCCGGATCTTGTTGTTCAACTCCGCGATCTCGCCAGCGAATCCGGGCAGCGCCTTGGCGCGCGCCTGCGCAGCGGAGTCAATCGCGTCACGCTCCGACTTCCGCTGAAACTCGCCTATTTCCTTGGCGAGCTTCAAACGCTCGATCTGTTTTTCGAGGTCCTCCTTTTTCGCCGGCCCGCCGATGGTCACCTTTGGACCCTTGTACGAGAACTCGCTGAAATCGAAACCGCCCTCGTCCTCCAAGCCGGGGATCAACCGCCGCCTGCTGCCCAGCACCAGTTCGCGGACCTGGGCATCCGTCATGCCGCGCGCCTTTTTGAGATCCTCGACTTTCAGCTTGCCGCTCAGAAGATCCTGACGAAGCGCGTTCTCCTCCAGCTCCTTATAACGGGCCTCCATCTGCTCCGTCATGTCGGTGTACTGCTTGTAGATGATCGCGCCAGCAGCCAGCCCGCCAGTGATCATCAGCGCCATGGGATTCGCGACGGTCGCAAGCCGGCCCGCCACCATCGCGGCGGTCAGCCCCCTCACCGCCTCCGTAATGCCCATGATCATGGTGACGATCTTGTAGGTGGCCAGCGCCGCGCCGATCATTAGAATGCCCTGCGCGAACTTCTTCAGCAGGTCTGTATTCTCGCCAAGCCACTTCACCAGATCGCGCAACGCCTGAATGATGGCGCGGAACTCATCGACGAACTCCTTGCCGATTTCCTTCCGGACGTCGCGGATCTCCTGTTCAAGCTTCTTCAGCTTCGACTCGGCGGTTTCGGTCGCCGCCGCCGCAGTGCCCTCAATCGCAACGCCCGCTTCCCGCACCGCGTTGTACCGGATGTTGACTTTTTCGTTCTCAGACAGGGTCCGGCCAAGCTTCAGTTCGGCCAGTTCGAGTTCCTTGTCGAACTGAACCTTGATCCCGAGCTGCTTGAGCGCGCGTTCGTTTCCGAACTCGATGGCGCGGATGATACCTTCGAGCGCCTCCGGCGCGGTGAGATTTTCATCGAGGATGGCTGCGTTCTTGGCGAGCTTCGCGAGGCCTTCCGCGTTCTCCAGACCCAGATCTGCCACGATCAGACGGTTGATTGTCCGGAGAGCCACCTCGTCCTCGATATTCAAATCCTGGATCGCCTGGGAGGTCTTCCTCACCGCCTCGGCCGAGACGCCGTGCGACTTGGCCAGCGCGAGCGTGGCCTGTTCCAACCGCTCCACGTGCGCGGCATCCTTGACCGCGTCGATGGTGAATTCCTTCACCCATCGCAAAGCGGTCTTGATCGCGTCGGCGAGGAGGTTGCCAGCCGTCGCGCCCTTGACCATGGCCGCAGTCATCGAATCGACGCCACGCGAAGCACCGAGCGCGACCTTGACGGCGGTCTGCTCCAGCCCGCCCAGGTTGGCGTTGACGCTTTTGATGGACTGGTTCGCCTTGTCGACTTCGACGGTGACGACCAGTTCGACCTGATTACTCGCCATGGTTGCCTGGGAGCTTCTCCCGCTCGTGCTTCTCGTACTCTTGTTCGAGTATCTGCATGGCCATGAATTCGTCCGCGCGGATCTCGTCGAGCGTAATATTGATGCCCAACTTCAACGCCATCCGCATATCGAGCGCCCGCCGGAGAAGGAGTCCGGTTTCGCTGTTCTCGGATTCGTCGATCCGGTTCAGCGGACAGTGATCACAGCGGTCGCCCTCCGGCGCGTCCGGACATAGCTGCGGATTGCAGAGATCCTCGCGCCGGAGGGCCCAGTGGATCAGATAGCGGAGGGACGGGTTATCCGGCCACTCGGCGTTCAGAAGTTTGGGTCGCGGTCCTCCTGCAATCCGGCGTCGAGTGCATCGATGGCGGCCTTGATCGCGACGGCCTGGTGAATGATCGGCGCCTCGCCAGCATAGCCTTCGGTCGCCTGACGAAGCCTTTTATAGAGGTCGCCGGCCGCATGCAGATTGATGGTCAACTCCTGTTTGTTGAAAGGCAGGTCGAGAACCCGGGCGAACGCGCGTCGATATTCGAACACGTCCTTTGCGGAGGGCATGCGGAGCAAATGGACGGTCGTACCGCCCAGCACACGGGTGGACACGCGGAACGCGTCGCCAACGTGGACCACATCGTCCACATCGGATTGCGCCAACTGCTCGATACACTTCACAGCCTCGAAAGCATCGACCTCAGCGGATGTTTCCTCCTCAATCCGGATCTTCGCCAGCAGCGCGGCGTCCACATCCTCGGCATTCGGAATGATCGTCTCCGAGATCCCGCGTCCGAGATTTTTGATGATGACCTTACGCCGACGCTGGCGTTCGGCCCACTGGTCGTCAGAGGGGAACCGAACCCGAACGGTCTTCACGCCGCCGGGAGTCCGGAGTTGCAGTGCGACCGGGACCGTCGCGTCAAAAACAGAAGTGGTAGTTTCCATAAAAGCTTCCTTACTGGCAGATGCCATCGACACCGCACTTCGCGACCGCCGAAATGATGCCGGCCTGGTACATCGGAGCGCACTCGACCGACACCGTCACGCGCCCGTCCGTATCGACGACCTCGGCCATCGAGAACGACACTTTCGCGAACGTCACCTCCAGCGAGTTGTTCGCATCGTAGGTGAGCGTGATGACGGCGGTCCCGCTGGTCTGGTTCTTGAGCTTCGTCAGCTCGTCCGATCCGTTCACGAACCGCGCAACGTATTTCAGACTGAATTGCCTGTTGCCGTACTCCAAGCGGCCGCGGATCGCGCCGCTGGTGGAATCGGCGGGAGTCTGAAACCCAGAGCCAGGGTAGAATCCGTCGTCCAATCGGATGTTGTTCTTTCCGCCGAACTCGAGCGAGATGATGTTCTTGTTGGTGACGTAGTTCGTGCCGTTGATCGTGAGCGCGAGGGACGCGGACGGCAACAGCTTTTCAACGATTGCCGCGGGAAGCGTGACACCAGAAGGTTCGGTGAGCTTGCCGGAACCAACGAACTCAATCGTGATCTTGGAGTTCGCGCGGCCGGGACCGCTCGCCACCGAAATCTGCCAGGATTCAACGGCACACCCTACAGCCGTGCGGTCGAGTACAACGCCCGCGCCCGGGCGAATCTGTTCAATGAACGAGAAGAACGGCAACTCGACAGCGTCGCCGTTGGAGGGGTTCGGTGGCGTGCAGGTGTAAACCCAGTTCGGATTGGCACCGGACTTCACGACCTTGCCCAAGCCGAACGCCATCGCCCATGCCCCGATCTCCGCGCTCAGATACTTCTCAATCGTCCCCGCCACGTCCCAGGAAGTTTTGAAGACCTCAGTGATGTACTCGTGGCCTTTACCGAACTCCTCGGCGTCGTTCTCAGTGTTCAGCTTCGGGTTGGCGAGGGCGGCGTTGAGCTTCTTCAACTGCCAGATGCCGCCGACCACATTGGCAGTGGCGATGTCCGTCTGCTTGGCCTTGCCGAAGCCGATCAGAATCTCCTGCGTTCTAACCGACATGCTCCGTCACCTCCTCGTTCGCCGGCGGATCACACTGCGACCAACCGGTATTCATCAACGGCACGATCAGTTCTGGCCGTGCCTCGAATCTCTGGGGCTCGCCCTGTCCCCACGGCGGCCGCATGTACACGTACTCAGTCATCGCCGGTCTCCGTAAACGTGATGGGAACCTCGAAGTAATCCAAACCTTCCGCATCGGTCTGTCGCTGAATCAGCGGCAGGTCCATGGGATGACACGATGGGTGTACAGTCGCATTCAGCATCGGCACGCCAGCCGAGCTCGGCACGCCCCTTGTGACCAGCCGGAAGAGCTGGTAATAAGCAGTGGGCGGATCGCCATCGAACGTCTCGCGAGCGCGCAGGTACAGCGTGACCTGGTGCTTCCATACCTCCGCGCTGCCGAAGGAACCGGGCGCGGTGCCTTGCCACACCGCCATCACCGAAGGCGCCGGCATCTGGTGGATCGCGTGCGCCAGACTCGACCGCTTCGGATACTGATCGTGGTAGGCGAAGATGCGCTCGGAATCGCCGCTCATCTCCGTAACCAGATCCGGGATGTCGCGCAGCATCGCGATCAGATTGTCGACTAGCTCGGCTGGATTGATCATCGCTGTTTACCCCCGAGGACCCGTTCGATCAGCAGACGAGGTTTCATTTCGTTGAGCACTCGCCGCGTCGCTTCCACCACGGCGGCTCTATTCCTCGGTGAGAACACAGCCCACGGTTCGATCTTCTGGTTGACCCACGCCTTGATCCGGTCCTTGCGCGTCGAGAGGCTCGCCTTGGCCTTGTTCTCACTTACGGTCCGGACCATGAAGTTGCGAAGCATGTCACCCGTGAAGCTGAGGTTCCGGCGATTGCCCTTGCCGAGTTTGGTCTTCCGAATGGCGTAGCGCTTCGTGAGCGGCTTGGCTGGCGAATCCTCCGGGCCCAACGCGGCACCGAGGCGGTTCTTCACCGCCGCGACGCCAACGTTCCCGATTTTGAACATCTGATTCTGGCGGAAGTTCAGCCGGTCAAGCCGGATCTGCTTCTTCTGGTAGATGCGAACGCTCGGCATGTCAACTGGCCAGTCGCAGTCTCAGCACGGCCGCGCCGCTGGTGTCGGCCTCAATGTCGAAGACCTTATAAAGGACGGCGTCCACCGTTACCTCGTCACCCCGCTCTGGCGGCGCAGCCAAAGACGAGAGCTGCACAAACAGCGCAGCGTAGACACCGGGCGACTTCTCCTCGGTCTCTCGCGTGGACTCGAAGATCGCGCGGATGATGACCGGGCTGCCGGTCTGCGGCGTATAGAGGACATCCCGACCGAATGTACCTACCACGGTCGCGTTGAGCGCATTCGTCAGGTCATTGAAGGAAGCCATGTGAGCCCTGGGCCTCTGCGCGGTACGATATGGTTGTCTAAGGAGGACGGGTGAAAGGACTATTCAAGTGCGAATCTTCCGCGGTGAACGACAGTACGTCGCGGAGTGTCTTGACCTCCCCGTTGTCACCGAAGCCCCGACCCTCGACGAGCTGGCCGTCAATATTCGTGAGGCGATCGCACTGCACCTCGAAGGCGAGGACTTGGCTGAAGCTGGGATCAGCCCGGATCCCACCATCCTGGCAACAATGGAGTTGCAGGCCGTCGCCTGATGCCCAGACTGCGGATGCTCTCGGGCGACGACCTGCTCTGAACCATGCATTGCGATTTGACCATCAAGCCTTCGTGCCTTTGACCAGCACTTCCGGCCGCAGGCAGATCGGCAGCGGGTTCTGCTGGGTGTGCAGGTCGGTGCCGCGTCCGAACTTCCGCGGCTCCTGCTTGGCGTAGAGAGGCACGCCCAGCGTGTTCGCCGTCTCATTGAAATCGGCCGGCGCGTAATACGTCCGGAACGTGTTTGCCGTGCCCAGCGGGAAGAAATGGGCTTCGTCGTCGGCGATGAACTTGCGCACGGTGCCGGCAGCATCGGTCGCCTGGCCCCGATACTCCTCGAACGTCACGCCACCGAACGTGAAGCCGGTCCGGTAGTCGTTGCCGAGTTGTTGGTTGCGCTGATAGTACTGGAAGGCCTCCTTCACCTTGCCGTGTGTGGTGAACGCATCGTAGAAGCCCGCCGAGCACAGGCACAGGATGCCCGTCATGAACTCGCCTTTGAGGTTGTCCTCGATGTGGCGTTTCACTTCGAGCACTTTCAGCAGTACCTCGGTGTTCGCGGTGCCCAGCACGAAGCTGACCGTCTTCGCGGCGATGCCGAACTCAGTGTAGAGGTCGTACAGGGTCGAGCCGTCGGCGTCGAGGATCACGCCCTTGAGTGCGCCCATGCGCAGATGCTCAAGCGTGATGGCATGCTTGTTGCGCATGTTCTGCAGCTTCAGCGCGAGGAGATTCGCCAGCGCGTCCATCTCAGTTTCCGATCCGAACGCCCGGATGCCCTGGACCTCTTCGGGCAACACGGCATCGTCGTGCGGAATGTGCGGGATCACGAACGAGCGCGTCTTCCGCTTACCTCCGGTGCCGACCGTGCCGGGCGCACCCACGGGCTGCGTGGGCAGCAGGTTGAGCACGCCGCTCATCTCTTCGATGATGATGGTGCGCGTGCGCACTCCTTGTGCCGCCATCAGGTTCAACTGCTCCAGCCGCCCGTATGTGTTCGGGATCTTGTTGATGGCGGCGGTCAACGACGCCATATCGAAGGCGTCACTCGCGAATGGATTGATCATCGGCATGTTGATTTACGCTCCTTCCCGGACGAGTACGCCCAGCGCTTTCAGTTGTTCGATCGCGGCAGTCTTCTGCGGACCCGTGATGCCGCCCGGCCACACGATCTTCTTGTCCGAGCAGATCGCCTGGCGCGCGATGATCACGCCTGGCTTGTCGGCCGCCGACGCGTCGACATCGAGCAGCAGCACACCGGCAGCATTCTGCGACCCGTCCGAAGCGCCGGGCGCCAGTTGCGTTACCTTGCTGCTGGCGGTGATGACGCCCAGCACAGCTCCTGTCGTGAGGTTCTGGCCGGATACCACGGTAACCTCGTCGCGGCTGTAGAGGTTGTCGGCTTCGAACTTCAGCCAGTCGCCGAGATAGTTCTGTTCGTTGAGAACGGGCATCTCAGTTCACTCCTTTCCGAGCGAGCCGCTCGACGGCTTTCATCACCGGACTGTCCGCGGGATTCGCTTTCGCGGTAGTGCCGGTGTCGGGCATCACGTGCGAGCGGATCTCCGTCGCATCCTCGGTGGCGCGCGCCTCCATCAGGTGCTGGCGGGCGTCGGCCGCGCTGACTTGTTTCGCAAGCAGTCCGGTCGCCTTGCCCGGCATACCTGCCAACGCGCACAGTTCGACGATCTCGCGAGCCTCCGCGTAGCCCTGGCTGCGGGCTTCGGCGCGGATCGCTTCGATGTCGATGGTTTCATCGTTCATGGCTTTCTTGCCTCCTCGTTGAGTTGAAGTGGTGGGCCGCGCCGTGACTTGGCGCAGGTCAAACATTGCACTTGCCCTCGTCCCCATGCGGTCGGCCAGGCCCACGGGGATTGCCTCGTCACCGAAGTACCGCGCCGCGTCGGTCTCGCGGATCGCGGACTCGGACATCCCGCGATTCCGCGCTACCGCCTTCACGAGCATTCCGTGCGTGCGGTTCAGTTCGGCCTCGATTGAGGCGCGGGCCTCGTCGCTCAACGGCACGTGGGGATTGAAATCGGCCTTGCGCGCACCCGCGTGCAGGATGGTGTACTTGAAGCCGCGCTGCTCGTCGTTGGCGCTCACGTCCAGATGCGTGACGATCACGCCGATGCTGCCGAGTCCGGACGATTGCCCGGCGTAAACCCGCTGGGCCCCAGACGCAAGCAAGTAAGCACCGCTGAATGCGTTGGCATTGGCGACAGCGAAGATCGGTTTGGCCGACCGCGCCGCGTAGATGGTGTCGGCGAGTTCGAAGATCCCCGCCACCTCGCCGCCCAGCGAGTCGACGTCGAGCAGGATGCCCCTGATCGCGGGATCGGTAGCAGCATCCTCGATCTCATTCTGAAGATCGACATACGACCGCATACCGGAAGCGGCATCGAGCCCATAAGCCTTGTGAACCAGCGTGCCTTCGATCGGGATGACGGCGATCCCGTCAGGTGTGACCTCGAATGCCTTGCGCGATGCGGGCTGAGGCGCAACAATGGCCGCCGGAGTGACGATATCCAGGCCGATCCGTGGTGCGAGCACGGCGAGAATCACTTCAAGCTTCTGCGGCGCGATCAGCAGTGGCGTATCAAAGATTCGCGTCGCCAGATGAGGCAGAGGCGTCATTGCTTTCCTTTCGTGGATCGGAATCGTATTCAAGCCCTAGCGCGTCCGCGCGGGCGTTGTCGGCGGCGATCTCGCGATCGATTTCCTCGGCATCGTAGCCCTGCTCGGAAACTACTTCTGCGCGGCTCTTGAACCCCGCGCGCACGGCCATCATCTGGGCCTTGATGTCCTTCAGCGGATCGACCCAAGCGAAACCCGGCGGAATCCACTTCACGTCGTAGTTGCCGTCGCCAGCGGGCAACGCTCCCGCGAGTACGGAAGCGTTGATCCAGGCGCGCCAGATCGGGCGGCACATCTGGAACACGAGAACCTGGTGCTGAATCTGTTCGCAGCGGCGGCGGAACTCCAGCAGGCCCGCGCGGATCGAGGAGTAGTTGACGCCCGTGAGGTCGCCTGTCAACTGCTCATACGTAATGCCCATGCCGGCGGCGATCGAGCGCAACTGCACTCGCATGAACGTTTCGTACGTGGCGCCAACGTCGGCTGGGGAGGAGAACGTCACGTCCTCGCCAGGCAGCAGGACCTGCAACGTACCGGGCTCCAAGCCAGTCAGGGCTGTGCCACTGGCGTCCGGGTTCGACTCGCCAATCAGGGAGTCCTGTGGAGTATTCTTCGTGATGAACCCGGCGAACATCGCCGCCGTCTTCTTGCGGACGAGTTCGGCATCGTCATACTGATCGAGTTCGTGGAGCTTGATCAGTACTTGCGTCAGCCACGGCTGACCGCGGAGTTGCCCAGGACGCAGCGGCCGGAACATGTGCAACACCGCTTCGGCAGGCACGCGCACAAGCTCGGTGGATGCCAGTGGATGGCTGGTGTCGCCCGGGTGCTCTCTATAAAGATGATAGGCAACGCGCCTCCCGATGCCGTTGAACTCGATGCCCGCGCGGATGTAATTTCCGTTCTCCAGTTTTCGGGTTTCGCAGGACGGCAGGTGCTCAGCCTCCAGCAACTGCAACTGAAGCGGCACCGACAGCCCATCCTTGGGCAGCCGCGGCCTCAACCGCAGGAAGCATTCGCCGGCTTCTATCACGGATCGGCAAGCGAGCGACTGAAGCCCATAGAAGTCCGTCAACCCAGCCGCATCAGCCTCGTCCGTCCATCGAAGCCACAGTGACTGGATTTCCTCCTTGATTGCTCCGTCGGAATGAAGCGACTGCGGCTTGATACCCGTTCCGATGCAGTTGGCAACGAATGCGTCGAGGGCGTTCGATGCCCGCGGGTTCCGCCTCACCATATCCCGCGAGCGAGAGCGGAGCATCTCCGAGCTCCGGAACACTAGCGTGTTGATATCGCTCGTCGCCGGTGTCCAGCCCGTAGTCCGGCGAGTGCTGGACGCAGCCTCGTAATCAGATCCCGCGCGGAACTTCGGCAGGGCAGAGCGTAGTCGGTTCCAGAAGCCCACGGATCAGAATCCCTTCTGCGTCTCCACTCGGATCTGCCGGATGACGGGCGTGCCGCTGCTCTTGGCAACATCCGCTTCCGCCGCCGCGATCGCTTGCTTCAGCTCGTCGACGCTTCGGTATTCAATCTCCCGGTCGCCGAACCGGACGCGGCTCACGCCGTTGGCCAATGCATCGCGCAGCGCTTGTAGTTGCTGTTCGGTGTACATGATCGGATTCGCCTTTGAATCGCCTTAAGCTTTCTGCGAGAAGGAGCTTGCTATTCGGGCCGAGTGAAGTGATCTATGGGTTCGCCATGATCACCCGCGACGAACTGATCGCCTGGGCCACACGGAACGGCTGGAAGCTCGACCGCTGGGGCCACCTCAAGAAGGAACTCGACAACGGAACGCATCGGTTCAAGCTGAGCCGCATCGCCGCCCGGCATGAGATCGCTACGCCATTCGGGTACGCCAGGCTTGCCAGTGGCTATTACAAGGACCTCACCATCACCGGCGACGACAAGATCGCCGGCCTGAAGTTTTGACACCAAAAGGAGCAATCGAACCATGAGACTGTTTGCCATCGACACCGACAACAACATCACGGCCTTCCCTGCCGCCGAGCAGATCCCCGAAGGCCAAGAGCATTTCGGCACCGAAAAGGAGCTTGCCAAGCTCGCTGCCAACTGGCCCGGCGACCGCCTGATCCAGGTTTGGAACAGCTTCGCTGGCGTGGCGCCCTTCGACGAGCTGAAGCCAATTAGGAAGTTCACCGACCGCAAGACGGCTGTGGCCCGCGTCTGGAAGGCGATCCAGCGACTGGATGCCGCCCCCGCGCCACAGGCGGCCGACGTTGCGCCGAAGCCCAAGAGATCGAGGAAGGCCTCCAAGGCCGAGGATGCCGCGCCCACGACGCGCGAGGGCAGCAAGAAGGCCATCGTGATCGAGCTACTGAAGCGCCCGGAAGGCGCTTCGCTCAACGACATCATGTCCGCTACGGACTGGCAGGCGCACAGCGTGCGCGGGTTCATCAGCGGCGCACTCACCAAGAAGATGGGCCTCAATGTCGAGTCCTCGAAACGCGACGATGGGGTTCGAATCTACCGCATCGCGTAAACACACCCGACGTCAATCCTCCGCCGCCGGCTTCAACCACCGGCGGCGTCCTTGTTCTTCATCGCCTCGGAGATCGCCGTAAGCCTCTCGTGCACCAGTTCCTCGCGCAAGCTGCATTCCCCATGGCGCACGTACGTGCCATTGATTTTCTCGATCAAGCGATTTTCGAGTTCGGCGATCTCTTTGCGCACTTCGGCCAGCAGCACGCGGTTCTGGAGTCCGACGTATGCGCCGATCAGGCCGGAGACCAGCCCGGTGGCCGGAATCAAATATCGGATGATGTGTTCTTCCATGCTTGTCCCTCCAGGATTCGCAGTTCCGTCGACCAATCGGACAGTGCAAGGCACAGGCCGGCGATGTCCGGGTGCCCTTCACGAAGCAAGCGCTCGGCGCTTTCGATCTCGGTGCGGCACCGTTCCATCTCACGCTGTCGCTGGATTCCGCTGAGCGGCGGCATCAGTGACACTACGGCCGTCATCCAACTTTGCCTCTTTTCCGGTGAACTCCTGCCAGCGGCGAACGATCACGTCGCAGTACTTCGGCTCCAGCTCAATCAGGCGCGCCTGCCGTCCAGTCTTCTCGCACGCGATTAACGTCGAGCCGGAGCCCCCGAAAGGATCGAGCACAGTATCACGACCCTTGCTGCTGTTGCCGATCGCGCGCTCCACCAACTCTACGGGCTTCATTGTCGGGTGCAGGTCGTTCGAGAAGGGCTTCTTGATGAACCACAGATCACCCTGATCACGCGCACCGCACCAGTAGTGGTCCGTGCCTTCCTTCCAGCCGTAGAGGATCGGCTCGTACTGACGCTGATAGTCCGACCGTCCGATCGTGAAGGTGTTCTTGGCCCAGATCAGGAACGTGGACCAGTGCCCGCCTGCTTCCCGAAACGCCTTCTTCAGCGTGTCCAGTTCCGATGAGGACATGCAGATGTAGATGGCGCCCTTTGTCACGGCCAACATGCTTACGCAAGCGTCGCGGATAAATTGCTCGAAACCGTCGCCGAGATTGTCATTCGCGATTTTGCGCTTCTTGCCTCGGAGCTTGTCCTTCATCGTGGAGCCGTAGTTGACGTTGTACGGCGGATCGGTGAACACCATATCGGCGAGGCCTCCGGCGAGCACCTTCTCCACGGCGTCCATCTGCGTGGCATCGCCGCACAGCAGCCGATGATCACCGAGAACCCAGATGTCACCAGGAACGCTGATCGCGACTTCCGGCCTCTCCGGCGCTGCATCATCATCCGTCAATCCGGCAGTCGACTGGGGTTCCGGCTCCGCCAGCAAATCCTTCAGCTCGTCATCGGAGAAGCCGACGAGTTCAAGATTGAAATCATCTTCCTCAAGGGCGGCGAGCTCGACGCGCAGCATCTCCTCATCCCAACCGGCGTTCAATGCAAGCCGGTTGTCCGCCAGAACAAGAGCGCGTCGTTGTGTTTCGGTCAGATGATCCAGGACAATGACCGGAACTTCAGTCATGCCCAGTTTCCGAGCAGCCAACAGGCGTGCGTGTCCGGCGATGAGAACTCCGTCGGCACCGGCAAGTATCGGGTTCGTCCAGTCGAACTCGGCGATCGACGCCGCGATCTGGGCGACCTGTTCGTCACTATGCGTGCGCGCATTCCGGGCGTATGGAATCAGTTTCTCTACCGGCCAGCGCACCACCTGAAGGTCCGTCATGGTTTGGTGGGGTGAGCGGATTTCTGGAACAGACCGAGGGCGTTGTGCAGTGCCACGATCTGGTTGATCATCGGCACAACGAGGGTGAGTAGCTTCTCAAGCGAGAATTCCTTCGAGAGACTGGTGCTCGCCTCGTAAGCGGATTTGATCACGTCGAGGACGAGATCGAGCTTGCGTTTGCCCTCGCCTGGCATCGGAATGGCGTCTTCAACGGCCTTTACGGCAGCCAACACGAGGGGCAGGAGCTTGAGAGCGGTAAAGAGTGCGTTCATTGGTTTCGTCTCCGCAAGATGTGGGGCGGCCCGGAGACCGCCCCGTCAGGGAGGTAAGGGCTACGCCGTCTTCGGCTGTGCCTGGTTCACGACGTTGGCGATCGAAGTCGTCGCCGTGGCCAGTGCTTGCACGATCTGCTGGAGCGTAGCCAGCACCGGAGTGATGGTGGCGTCCACCTGCTTGGCAACCGCGGCGGCGACTGCCTGCGCATCGACGCCCACGCCGGCCGCGCTCACGTCGGTGGCACGATTCGCGGGAACGGCGCCCGCAGTCAGGTTCATCCCGGCGCCACTGGCCACCGGATTCCAGAACGAGTCGTGAGCCAGGTTGTTCAGCTCAATGCTGCGCTTGCCGACCATGTTGGCCGTTTCGACGGCGTTCTGAAGGGCCTGCGACGCGATCTGGTTGAGGCGCGTCTGTTCGATCAGCGACTGGCGTGCGGCCTGGACGTCGAGATCCTGGTAGACGTCATAGGTTCGCTTGATGTTGGCGTACGTCACCCGCTGGTTCTCGTTGTGGGTGGCGCTGCCGGTGGCGTTGACGGTTTTGAACGATTCGTCCGAACCAGTCTCGAACTCGCGTTCGCCCTGATTCGGAGTGGCAACTTCGGGCATAAGTGTTCTGTCTCCTTTGCGGTTGGGTTGTGCTGAGTGTTTGCCGCTACCGCGCGGCGCCTTTGGGTGCGTAGCAAGGCATGCCGTTTGGTTTTCGGCGGATCGACTTCGCGTCACGAAGCCGCAGATCGCCGGCAGCAGTGGAACCGCGCTGCGCGGCAATGTCATTGAACTTCTCTCCGGTCGCAAGCGCCGGCTCAATGCCGGTCAAGTGCTCGATCCGGCGCAGGATCACATCGCAATACGCCGGACTGATCTCGATGCCGTAGCCAACGCGATCGAGCACGTGGGCAGCGGCCATCGTGGTCCCGCTTCCGAGGAATGGATCCAAGACCAAATCGCCCGGATCGGAGAACGCCTTAATGAAGAACTCGACCAGCGCGCGCGGGAACGGAGCCGAATGCGATCCCTGGTTACTCTCCGTGCGAACCTCAATCACGTTGCTCGGCCGAGCCAATCCTTCATGCCGGGGACGCGGACCACTCCCAAGCAATCCACTCCCGCTCGTCGACTTCGGATTGTCGGGCGAATAGTCGAACACATCATCGGACGCATGGCTCACCGCCTCGGGCCGGAACTTGATCTGTGCCTGTCTGCAGAAGTGATGCACCGGCTCCCAGGCGTTCTTGAAGCGGTTGTTCCAGCCGCCCGGCACGCCGTTGTCAGTCTTGCGCCAGCAGAACTCATCGACGAATCGCCAGCCCCATTGCCGCTTGTGGGCGATGACCAGATCCTTCACATACAGATTGCGCTCACCATCGACCGCATGCTCCTTGATGTTCAGAAGGTACGCGCCGTCCTCAGCCAGCACCGTCCGGACGTTCTCCGCCACGGCGCGGAACCAATCGGAGTACTCCTCCGGTGGCACGGGTTCGAAGCCACTCGATGGATCATACTCACGCTGAGTTGCATACGGCGGCGACGTGAAAACGAGGTTGGCCCGCGCTCCATCAAACAAGCGCGCGACCACACCGTGGTCCCGGCAGTCGCCGCAAATCAGCCGATGCGGGCCAATCAGCCAGAGGTCGCCTGGCCGCGTGACCGGAACGGCTGGCGCATCCGGGATCTCTTCTTCCGCCGCCGGCTCTGGCCCCTCGGGCGCTTCTTCAGCCAGGAGGCCTTCCAGTTCGGCATTGGTGAAGCCGACAACTCCAAGATCGAAGCCCTCGGATTCGATCGCCGCAAGTTCTTCCGCAAGCAGTTCATCGTTCCAACCTGCGTTCAAGGCAAGGCGGTTGTCGGCGAGCAAGTACGCACGCCGTTGAATCTCACTCAAGTGATCGAGCACGATCACCGGAACTTCATTGAGTCCCAGTTTCTTCGCAGCGAGCAGCCGGCCGTGGCCGGCCACGATGCCGGAGTTCGAATCGACCAGAATCGGCGAATTGAAACCGAACTCGACAATCGACGCCGCGATCTGCGCCACCTGCTCGTCGGAGTGCGTGCGAGCGTTCCGCGCGTAAGGGATCAGCCGCTCCACCGGCCATCGTTCGATGCGCTCCGCCATCGCGGGCACGCCATCAACTATTCCAGTTTGGGACCCAGATCCAGTAGGCAACGATCAATCCCTCGCCAGCCGTGTTGGCGTCGATGTAATAGTCCGCTGGCCGAAGCAAATCACCGTTGGGCGAGTCGATCACCAACTCGTCGGCAACGCCACCGCCGGCGCCCGTCGGCCAGAACTCCTTGATCACTCCCGTGCCGTTGGCCTTGTTCATCCCGGCCACGCCGAGGAACACGCGACCGACTTCACCGATCAAGGAACCGAAGCGAAGCCGATTCACACGAAGCGCCAGATTTGAGGACAGACGCACGGGCGTTCCCGGAACCGGGACCGCGATCTTCCCAAACGAGCGTGCCTGCAACGATGCTGAGTCAGCCACTAATTGCCCCCACCTTGGGAATTCTTCCTACGACCTGTTGCGGACTAGGCCAGTCATCCATGAACCTCAGGCTCGAACACGCACCCGGTCGTGGCGCTCTCGGCTATTTCGATTCCGGTCAACAGGGGCAGCAGAGGCTTGAGACGAGCGAAAATCCAGATCGCCAAGTTCTCGGTTGTCGGGTTCTCTAAATCCCGCACCTCGTTTAAGAGCCGGTGATCGCGCCAGTCCAGAACCGTGCGGACTGCCGCGGCGATGTCGCCGTAATCGACAATCCAACCGCGCTCGTCAATCGGGCCTGAGCACCACACCCGAAGCCGATATGTGTGTCCATGGAGGCGCTTACACTTGTGCCTTTCCTCTACGCGCGGCAGAAAGTGAGCGGCATCGAAAGTGACATCCTTGTAGATCTTCATCATGCGAAGAGCTCCGTCTGTTCTGGAATCCCGGTCCACACGGATGCAGATTGCCGACTCTCATAAGAATCAACAAGGACCAACACCTTCACGAGTTCACTCGCCGACCTATATGCGCCGCCCCAATTTGTAGTGCCTACGCCGCGGCTGGCACCAGCGGAGTCCGCGGATCCCAACGGTAGGTGCTCATAGAGCGAGGGTCGGAGCATCCGGAGCCCATGCAGTTTGGTTATTGGTCTTCCGTTCTCACAGACTGCTTCCATCGCTTGCCCTATTCGCTGCCACCAGCGCGCCGTGCCGGGGACGGAGTACCTACCGCTGCTGCCGATCGCGACGCGCTGCCACGACTCGCAGAGCCGGCGAAACCGCTTTATGGATTCATGCATGTGCCACACCGGAACACCGGCATGCGCGGATAGTGGCCACGCCGCCACAAGCTCATCATTCTCCGCTTCATGGCCATCAATCACATCGGGAATCACGGCCCAGTCAAAGCCAGGATGTCGAATCCACTGCTCGACCCAACCGTAGTACCCCTGCCAATCGACTGAGATGCCTCTCTTCCAAACCGAGAAGGCGCCGTTATCGAGCGCGAACGACTGCGCAACCTCGGCTGCAATTGGTAACTGACCGGGGTCCGCAAAACTGACCAGTGCGTGTCGCCGACGCCAGACCTCCACTGCAAGCTGTTGAGTCGAGTGCCTGCCGCCGTGATAGTGCAACATGCGGTCTCAAACACCGCACATGCCGGCGCATTCGGCGGTCCAGTTCAACGCGAGATGGTACTGCCGCGGATCGGGATCGCCAAGGTCCGCTCGCTCGAGCGGAACGCAGGTATGATGCACGTACAGTTTCTGATCGAGCTTGCGGTTGGCCACCGTCCCTTCCACCCGAAGCGCGTGATCAACAGCACAAGCCCTCGCCCATCCCTCCGCATCGGTGTCGCGCAAACGCCGCCACTCTGCGTTGGTCTTGAACGGACAGAACACGCAGGCCGATTTCTGCACCTCGTGTGGAACGCCAAAGGCACGTAACCAATTGAGACAATCACCGCGAGTCATCCCGCGCTCGATCAACGGGAACTCCGGCGTGATCCAACGCCGGCCTTCCAACCGCTCACGAATACGGACCGACCGGCCAGCCTCATCGAGAGAAATTCCGTAGATCTGAACTACCGTCACATCCTTCGGAACGCGTTGACCACGTTGAAGTCCCAAAACCTCTCGGCGGATATACCGCTCGATGACCTCGATCTTGTACTCCTTGGTGCACTGCCTCCTGACGATGCCCAGCTTGGTGCCCTCGTGCGCGGCAGTGTGGGCTGGGATCGATGCGAAGCGTCCGCCGGTTGAGTTCCGGCCTTGCACGAGATCGTCTCCGAGCCGTCCGCCGCTGCGGATGACAATCGCCGGTCCTTCCAGCGACTGAAGCCAACGCAGGTGCGCGTAGACTGCTGCGGGCTCCTCGCCGGTGTCGGCGAACACGGCACAGTCGATGCCCGGCTGGATCTCGCCAGCCAGCAACATGAGGTACACCGTAGTGCTCTGGACGCCAGCGCCCAGGTTTAGAATGCGCAGCATGGATCAGATCAAAGCGGCCTGCGACTGGACTCCAACCATTGACTTCGAAGCACCTTCCGCTGGCGAGACTCATTCGATGGCGGAACGACCTGACCAGAGATGTCGGGCCGCAATGCCTCGATCCGCTCGGCCTCCGCATCAAGCCTCAGGCCCATAGACACAAGTCCGCACAACGCGGCGTACGCGTACACGCGCGCGTCGAGCACCTCCGTCCGTACGCCTTTCTTCGGCCGCCACTCCCGCACAGGAACACCGCGCGAGTAGCTGGTCGTCAGCGTCTCCGATAACAACTGCTCAAACCATTCCTCCGTTCGCTCCTTTGGAAAGTGGCAGTAGCCAGGGGAAGGCTGCTCGATTCGCAGGCGCCCGTAGATGACGCTCTTCGCGCTGTCGACGCCGACAATCCACATCGGCGTCCGGTTAATCGTGTTGCGCGATGGCTTCTTGGGCCAGACCGGCAACTGGCCCGACTTGCCTTTGATCGCGAAGACTCGCCGGTGATACCGAACGCGGCAGAAATCGTATACCTGCTGGGTGTGAAATCCGGAGTCGATCGAGCACGCAGTCACCGGAAGCGAAATGCCGTACTCATGGGGCCATTGGCGCTTCAGAAACTCATCCAGCGCATGCCACAACTCCGGCGCACTCGGATCGCCGGGAAATACGCGGTATTCGATCGACCAAGATTCTTCACCCTTGCCCCAGCCAACCACCTCGAGCTCGGCGCGGTCCAACTGAAGGTCGACGCCAACGGTCAACAGACACACGCCAGTCGGGAGCCTCGGACCGTAGCCTTCGCGCCGTTCGATCAACGTGGCGATATCGACGCTCGTCTGCCGCTCGTCGTCCCACAACTCCCCGAGCGCCGTGTTGATGAACGCGCGCTCGGTCTCGGGCCCACCCGCTTTTGCCTCCAGGAACTCGACGGCCGTCTCCGGCCACTCCTTCCACGGCGAGTACAACTGGTTGATCCAGAACCCGGCGATCTTCGACCGTGGGTTTGCCGATCGCCACTCGCCGCGCGCCAGCATCCACGGCTTCCGATGCGGCGGGATCAATGCGGCGCAGTGCGCACATCGGTACTTGGCGTCCTCAGGCTCGCCAGACGGCCACTCGACATTCGGAAACACCAGCACCTGATGCCGGCCACAATCAGGGCACGGCACCCAATAACTCTGCTGGTTGCTGCGCAGCCACCACGACTCGATCCGGCTGACACCCTTGACCGTCGGTGTCGAAACCAGCAGGATCTTCCGGTTCCACCAAGTCGTCGAGCGCTTGACCGCGAGACTGACCGGATCGCCTTCCGTTCCCGCGGACGGTGGATAACGGTCCACTTCGTCGAGCAACACGTACCGGATCGGCCGCATTGCCAATCCCGCAGGACTGTTCGCGCCGGCGATCGTGACGCTGCCGCCTTGAAATCTCTTATGCAAGACGCGGTTGTTCGCATCGCGCGAACGGACATCCGCGACCTTGCCGCGCAGAACCGGCGTGTCCCTCAGCATCGGGGCCAGCCGATCCTTGCTCCACGCCTCGCCGTCCTCAACACGAGGCTGCACAACCAGGATCGGACCCGGATCCTGGTCGATCACGTAACCGACGAACGAGTTCAGGCACTCCGTCTTGCCGACCTGACTCGACGACATGAACACAACACGCTCGAACGGACTGTTCGGCGTGAGCGCATCCAACAACGCCTTCTGGTATGGCGCCCGGTCTGTGCGCCACTCGCCTGCTTCCGCCGATGCCTCCGGCGACAAGCGGCGGTTGCGGTCCGCCCACTCGGAGACCGTCATGCGCGGAGGAGGCTCGAACGCGGCGATCACGTGATCGACGCATTCCTCAATGACGCTGATAACGGATCTCCTCTTGGAGCGATTTCAGAATCGCGACGATCTCGATATCCAGCAGGTCGCGGATCTCAGCGGCCTCACTCAAGGCGGCGAGTTGCGGCGCGAGTTTGGCCGGCAACGCGAGCAGCTTGTCTCGGATCTGCCGGACCAGCGTGTACCACTTGACCTTGACCTCGTCCGCCGACAGGAACTTCCCACTCTTGGTCTCGAACTCCAGCTTACGGAGGCGCGCGCGGAACACCATCTCGGCCGTGCGCGCTTGGGCGAAATTGCCGGGTTGCGCAACGGAGCCGCTGTTGTCCGACGCCGCCCGCGCCGCCGCGTGCGCCTCAGGCAACACCTGGTCAACAGGTTTGTCGTCGAGCACGGCGTCGCTCGCGGCAACGTCCACCAGTTTGCCGCGCATCACCAGGATGCCGCGCTTCGCTAACCGGCTGATGTGCGAGCGGTTTACGTTGCGATGCCGCGCGTACTCGGCCTGAGTCATCAGGCCCGCTGCCTGTTTCACCGTGTTGCCTTGTGTTGACCGCTGTTGACTGGTATTTCGCGCCTGTCACTGGCCACGGCGTGCCATCCGTCTACCCGCAGTCGAGAGGCCCCAGGAAGGACCCATTATCGCTATGCAGCTTTTCGCAATCCGCTCATTTTGAGCTGTCTGCTGCGGCGGATGACTGAGATACCTCCGCCCCTTGGGATGCCGGTCCGGCACCTTGGCTGGCCCGCACGCCTGCCAACTCAACGGCAGCAGCCGCTTTCGGTAATTCCTCAATGCCCGCCAGATCTCGTGCCGGCGTTCATCGGGCAATCCGGCGAACACTGCGATGGCAGCTTTGGCCGGGTCGATCCCAGTGCGATCACAGATCTGGCGAAAGCTGAACGCGTCCGGCGACTCCGGCGCCACGAAAAACCACGCTGCGGCGTAGAGCATCAGATCGACGCATTCACTCGCTTCCTTGCGCCGCATCCGATAGCCATCGGTACGCAGCCAGAGATCACGAATCGCTTGCTTCACGACAGCGAGATCCAGCGACCGCTGAAGACGATGGTCAATCACCGTGTCTTGCGAACACGTCCGCATGGTCAAGCCCAAGCCGCCTCGGGCGCATCCGAATTGAATCTGCGCGGATTGAATTGGTCGCGATCAGACCAACAGACCAGCTGGCCCGTTTCTGGATCGAAGCGCTTCAGCATGATCATCGACCGCGATTCGAGTTGCTCTTCATACGTCGGGCGGGCATTGCGGCGAGAGGATGGCGTCAGCGAATCATCGCCGTGCGCGCGAAGGTTCACTTGAACGATCTGCCCTGTCTTGCGTTTACGTACCACCTCCGCATTGGCCGCGTCGAGGTAGCGTCGCACGCTGACGTGGTCGCACATGTCGATGATTCGGGGGCCTGCAAACACGGGGATCTTCTTCATGTCTTTGGGTACACTACTCATAGCGAAGGAATGTCGGACTATTTTTGCGCCCGGCCCGCCGGTACGATTTGTGTTTGGAGGGTCTTTCGGAAGGTGCGCTTTGCGCTGGCTCGCGAACTCAGCCTCTACTGGTTATATACCCCGCGCGTGGCCGATTTGTAGAGGCCCCCAGGGACTTTTATTTCCGAAGAACGCCAGGCGGACTCCTGTAGAACCGGCTGCGGTGCTCGCGCGGAGGCGGCCCGATGATTTCAATGGCGTCGGCGGTGACTTCTCCGATGCGATGGCTATCGTGTATGAAACAGACAAGGCCATAGTCCTGGCCGAACGGAAAACGGAGGCGTCCCCGCACTTGGTACAAGGCCTCGTGTGTCCACCCAAGTGCCAATGCCCGATCGCGAATTGCGTCCACCATCGACACAGCATGTTCGGAAACGCGATGTTCGTAGCCGCCGGCATCATTCGTGGCCGACACTGCGGAGTGCGGACGGTGTGGGCGCAATGGCTCAGCCACTGGCGGCGCATACACCCGCACATCGGTCGTCCGGACAGCATCAAGCAGGCGTGACTCACCGAATGCGGCGATGGCCCATTCGTGCACGGCGTTGAACCGCAGGCGCAATTCTTCGAATGCGGCTGTATCGAGACGTCCGGCTGTCGCCGCCGCTTTCGCCATCGCCATGCGCGACCGCAGCCAGGCGTAATACTCCGGATCGAGCCGCCGGTATACCGTATCGTTGATCTGGAAATCACGGACGAACCGCTCCGGCTCAGTAGTGGACCAGACAAAAAGAGCAGTGCTCACGAACGCGACAGCCGGCGTGGCCGCGCCGGACGTGGCACACTGCTCTGGCAGTGCGGCAGTCATGTTCGCTCTCCTGTTCAAAGTTGGACTCGCGGGATGTAAGCAAAGCCGTCTCACGGAGGTTCGTCGTCGCCTGCATCCGGCAAGGTCGCCAGATCAATCGAGACGCGACCCTCAGCAGGGGAACCTCTGGGGAACGTCAGGGGAACGTTGCGCTCAAACGTTCCCCAAACATAAGCTACGTCTTTTGTTTCGGTTGCAGACTCCAGGGGAACGTGGGGAACGTTTAGACCGGTTTCGCCGCCTTCCTCTGTTACGATTTCTCTCTCTGCGTGTACTGTGTTTGTGTTCTTCTCCTCGCGCGAAGAAGGAATATGGTTCCCAAGGTTCCCCACGTTCCCCAGATCTCTGGAAGTGATTGGATCTATTGGGTCGAGTGAAGGGGAACGTTGGACGGCGAGGTTCCCCTCAAGATCGCCGACGTTCCCCTCCGCAAAGTCGAAGAGATCCGGATCGCGACGAGATCGACTGTCGAGTCGGTTGCCGCCGTTGCTTGGCTCAAGTGCGTAGAGGACGCCATGCTTCTTTTCTCCCTGAGTGATCCGCTTGATGGCGAGTCCGTTGAACACCCGGTCCCGCTTGACGCCGAGGGCCTTACCGAGCCGCGTCTGTTGCGAGCGCGCCGATCCTTCACCGCGCACACTGTTCATCAGGTCACGCTCTTCGCAGAACTGATTCAAATCTGCAACCTTCTTCGGTTCGTCGTGGTAGGTCTCCCACCAGGCGCCAGTGAACTCGCGCCACATCTGCCCGTCTGTGTCTGCCGATTCGTAGAGCTCATTCAGGTTTCCGAGGAAGCCGGGAACTCCCGCAACCGCCAACACGCCGCCCATCACGCCGGACCAGCGTTCAAACGACCCCAGTCGCGTGGAGTGCAAAGGCTGCCCGGCGGCGATCCAGGCTTGCACCAAAACCAGCGCCGCATGCACCAGCGCCGAGCGATTCTCCTCGGCCCACTCCGTGATCAGCGGATGTTTGAATCCGGCTCTCAACCACGGCATGTCGATTCTCGGATCAATGCGGAGTCGAATGCAGCGGCGGCTCATCTCGTCCGACAGCCGCGGATTGTTGCCGGTCATCAACCAAAGGGAGTTATTCCGCAGGTGCAGCATTGTCGACTCGCCGAGAAGCCGGTCCGTCCACCACGGCAGAGTCACAACCGATGCCAGCGCCGCCGAATCCAGTCTCCGCTTTTCGCTGAGGTTATCGAGGAGGATGATTGGCCGGCCGGTGATCAGTTCAGCCGTGATCATTTTCCGGACTTCGTCCTCGCCCTCCGGTATGGTCCGGCCTTCGGACGCCGCGCCAGTCGAGACAATGCTGATCAGGCTGGCCAGCAATCCCTTGCCGGAACCTTGCGTCGGCGCCTCGATGAGGTGTATGGGAGCAAGTCCGCCGATGATGCGCTGAAGGAACGACAGGAGTATTGCCGCCACGGCATGAGCGCGATCCGAATCCCTGACGAACGGGAAATCCACGAGCAGCTCATCCACCAGCAACGCCCTTGCACCCGCGATCTGCTCGCTTGTCGGATTCGCGGGAACCTCGGGAATCTTCAAGGACTCATCGGCGAACATCCAGAGCGCATCCCGGCGGTGATAGCCAGGCGTCGTGATCAGTTCGGCATTCTTTCCGAAGGTCGGCGTGCGGACTACGGATTCCAGCGGCGGCAATGACGGGTCAGGGTTCACAAGCATGTCGCGCGCACTGTCGCGTGAGGGCGGCGCAGCCACGACAGCTTCTTCTGTCACTCTGTGCCAGTTCGCACTGCGAGCCAGCACTCCATACATCGCTGTGTCGCCGAGCGCCTCGATCTTCACGTGGGCACCGCTGCCAGCGACACGCACCAACGCGCCGCCTTTCTGGAAGAGGAAGGGCCTGTCGATAGCGCCCGGCTCGACAGGTTCGTTGATCGCGTGTATGGCGGCCCAGGCATCGGCAATTACGTCTCGCAACTGGCGATTGTTGACCTGGATGCCCCGCAGCGGCGGGGACGGCAGATCGGCGGTTTCACTTGGCGCCGCGCCGCCCTTGCGCCTTGGCCGGGCGATCTCGACCACCTTCAACTGCTTTCGTAGCGTCGCGACCGGCATGCGGACCTTTCCGCAGCGTGCCTGGATGAGCCTGAGATGGCGGTCCTGTTCGATGGGGTTGAGGCTGCGGACCTCCGCGAGGACCGGCTCGAGTAACCGGCTGAGGTCCGCATCTGCGGTGTCCGTACTGAGCTTTAAGATCGCCAGCTCCAGCGGAGTCTGCGCCCCCGCGAGCAGCGCTTCGAAATGGACTGCTGTCTTACCCGATGCGAAGAACTCGTTGACATCGATCTTGGCGTCAGCGAGAAGCGCATCGGTTTCGGCACTTGCGGCGGGCAAGTGGATCAGTTTGTCGCGCGCGGCCCTCTGCTTTTCACCAAGGGGCAATACGGCAACTCTCGTCGCGATACCGTGCTCTGCCAGGATTCGCGCCGTCTTCAGTGCGCCCTGCATGCCAGCCTCGGAAATCTCGTTGTCCTGGCAGATGAAGACGGTCTTCACCCCGGCGAGCTTCGGCAACAGCCTGTCCCAGTCGGCCTCGCGGATCTGCACCGTCACCGGCGACACCACCGGGAATCCGTGCTCCATCAGGGAAATGCAATCTGTGACGCCCTCCGTGATGATCACCCGCTCGGGGCGCGTGAGCAGTACGTCCTCGTTGTACAGAACATCATTCCGGATGGACGACGAGATGTGTTCGTTATTCCTGTCATTACGGATGGCGAGCTTCTTGTACTTCGACTTCTCCCATTCGTGATCCGGCGTCCACGGAGTCCGGCGTCCGATCATGAACACGACGTGTCCCCGACTCCAGTACGGGAACACAATTCGCCCGTCAAAAAATGGAACCACGCCATCCTGAGCTGTCGGCCGGAACGCAGACGTGGCGGTCAGGTCGCGCATGGTGAATGCGCCCGATCCCTCCATGAGCATTCGGGCCACACTGGGATCAGAGTTGTCGGCGAAGCCGATCTTCAGGCGTGCAACCGTTTCGTCGCTGATTCCATACTTCGTTCGAAACCAAGTGAGGACTTCGACGTTCGCGATGAGCCGCTCATGATATGCGCCCGCCACGGCGGTCAGCGTCTCGCGGACACGGAGTGTGTGCTGGTACGCTTCTTCGGCCTTCTCGGAACTGCCGGATCCGAGTTTCGACAGCGGCGGGAGCCCGACTCGCGTGGCCAGGAAATCCCGCGCCCGGCGGTGGGACTCCGGCATTCTGCCGGTCTGTCCACTCGTTACGACGCCATGGTGGACGAACTCGACAAGCTGAAGGACATCGCCGCCAAGCCCGCAGCCCCAGCAACGCCAGCACTGTTCTTCGAGCGAGACGTGGAGCGATCGATGCGACTGGCTGGAATGGTTCGGGCAGTCGCAGAAGAGCCTCTGCCGCGATTCCTGGGTGACCCGGCTGCCCAGCAGTTCACGGGCAATCCCGCCGATGTCGAGATCGGTGACTTGCCGGTAATAAGCGTGGATGTCCAGGGGCGGGCCATTCACGGACGTGCCTTCGGTGTGAGCAGAAACGACAGGAACGTATTGCGGCGGTCCACCTGCCGTTTGCTGGCGCAGTTGTCGATGCCCCAGCGGTCGCCGATTAAGATCACCGATTCCTTCGCGCGTGTCACTGCGGTGTACAGCAGATTGCGGTGGTGCATGAAGGAATGCGACTTATGTGCGACGACCACCGCGCAAGGGAATTCCGAACCCTGCACTTTGTGAATGGAGGTCGCGTACGCCAACTGGATATTTCCGAGCGCATCGCTGCTCGCCTTGATCTCCACCGCCCGTCCATCGAAATCGATCGCCAGGCCACCGCCGGAACCGATTTCGTCCACGATGCCCATTGCCCCATTCATCACTCCGAGGTCGTAGTCGTTCTTTGTCTGGATCACCTTGTCGCCGGGGTACAGGCGCGGCCGATGGCCGGACTCGACATCGGGTACATCGAAGTGAAATAGCTTCTTCTGGAGCAGCCGCTGAAACTCGACATTCAACTCGACAGTACCGAGCGGACCTCTGTGCGTCGGTGTGAGCACCTGGACATCGCGGACGAGATCATAGCCGAGCCGCTCCTGGAGCACCTCCTCGAACAGAAGCAGCAGCATTCGCCGTACATCGCCGGTATCTGTGAACTTGTCGATTACGTACCACGGCCGGCGCGCGCCGCTTTTTATCTCGGCAGTGGGCCGCACTTCGCCGGACAGGATGGCCGTGGAGTTCTCCTTCAGCACGCCTGCCTGGCGAATGATGCGTGTGAGGACGGTCGTCGGGATCGCATGCGACTTCACCAGATCCCGAAGCAAGTTGCCGGGCCCCACTGGTGGCAACTGATTGTGATCGCCCACCAGCACAACTGCGGTCTTCTCGCGGTCGATCGCCTGGAACAGCCGCCACGCGAGGGGGACGTCCACCATCGAGACTTCATCGATGACCAGGATGTCGGCTCCGACTGGATTCAGTGCATCGCGGGAATACGTGCGGCCATTGAAGCCCAACAACCGGTGAATGGTACCGGCCTCGTGGCCGACGACCTGTTCGAGCCGTTTGGCGGCCTTTCCGGTGGGTGCGGCGAGAACGACACTCAACTCGAGCCGCTCGGCGATGGTCGTGATGGTCGAGACCGCGTACGTCTTGCCGCTTCCGGCCCCGCCGGTCATCAGCGAGATGGAGTACGAGAGGGCGTTCTTCACCGCCTCTCGTTGCTCCGGGTTCAGTTCGGCGCCCTCGGCGCGCAGTAAGCCATCCAGGTCGGCGATCGTGTGTGGGTTCGGCGCATGGGCGGTCCGCAGGATCTCCGATAGCTCCCGCTCCATGCGATGGACCTCCGGATCGGCGACTGCCAATCGTTCGAAGGGCAGACATACGAGCTTCTGCTCCGCAACCAGTGCTTCGAGGTGTCCCTCGATCACGTCCCGGCTGTCGAGCGTGTCCATTACCAGGAGCGTGTTGGCGCGATCGAGTAGGTCCTCGTACTCCACCCAGCAGTCGCCGTCATCGAGCGCGGCGAGCACGCAGTAGTGAAGCCCGGCGCGGATGCGGGAGGGCAGATCCTTTGGGGTGCCCATCTTTCGCGCGATCTTGTCCACGCGTTTGAAACCGAAGCCGGAGATCTCACGCATCAGCACGTACGGGTCGTGTTCGAGCATGGGCACAACCTGGCTGCCGAACCGATCCACTAACGTTGTGACCTGGTAGTGCGTCAAGCCGAATCGCGACAGATACGTCATCGCGGCATTGAAATCACTGTTGGCGATCCAGATCCGCTGCAACGTCAGGATGGACTCGATCGGCGCCTTCGCCACAGCCGCGACGGCGTCGGGCCGTGCGCGAATCGCGGCATCAAATCCGGCACCGAAGTGATCGGCGACGAGCCGGGCCTTAGCCGGGCCGATGCCCTTCACGTCCGGATGATTGGCAAGGAAGTTCGCCAGTCCATCGGCATCCATCTCGAGGTCGTAGCCGAGGCACTCGACGGAGAACTGCCGCCCGTACTTCGGGTGGTTCATCCACTGACCCTCGAAGCGCACTGGGTCGTTCGGCTTCGCGAATACCTTCCCGGCGAAGTTCACGATCGCTCCCTCGGCAGTGCGGAGGCGCCCGGCAGTGAATGCCGGGCCCGAATAGAACACCGTTTCCACGATGCCGCGAAGGGATGTGTGCACCTCCGCGGTTGCCTCGCTCGTCATGCATGCCACCTCGCATTTGCGGCCAGCAGGTACGCCTGCACGAACTGGCAGGCCGCCTGCCGGCTGGAACAGAAGAAAACCGGAATCCGGAAATCAAGGATGATGGACAGCGCGCTGCCAAGCACTGCGTTCGGATGGGCATCGCCGCGATAACGGTGCAGCATGACATCGATGACGCCCGCCTCGACCACAACGCATGATGCCCGGTACGCGGCCAGCCTCCGCAATTCCTTGCGGAAGCGCGCCCTACCGTGAATGACAGTCGCGACGAAATCGTCGAGACTCTTCCGCTCCACTGCGACCAAGCTTTCGAGGCCGGCCACGGAGTAATCGCCAGCCGGCAACGCGCGGCGTTCCGTCGCCATCAATCCGGCATCGAAGGAGTACGGCTCCTGTTCGCGCGTGTCCACCACTACCGCAACTGGCGGCTGGCTAGAACGTGTCAAGGGCGTCTCCGGCCTCCTGGCGGAACCTGCCGGGCGCCCGGTCATTCTCGATCCGCCGGTTGAAGAAGATGTTTTCGTTGTCGCCCTTGGTCTTCTTGGTGACTTCGAGCTTCACATCGAGCAGCTTCTTCAAATGCTTCGGAAGATCGGAGATCTTGTCGAGGTCCAGGCCGCACGTATGCAGGTCGGTCTTCAGGTACTTCAGTGTGTTGTGGGTGATGACGCTGTTGCGCCACATCACCTGGTTGATGAACTTCGGCGCGATCACGCGGAGCTTCCACTTCAGCATTGGATTGCCGGTGGTCTGCGCCTCGGTCAACTCGACCTTCTCCACCGCCACCTGGTACTTGCCGTCGGGAACGCTCTCGAAATCGCCGCGCTCTTCCGGTTGCTCGTTGCGGAAGTCGTCGTCGAATTGCGACAGATCAATTGCACGTTTGCTCATTGTCTTTCTCCTTTTCGTTACTGCACAGGCGAGGCTGCGGTCTTGCCCCCGTTGGGCTTGAGCGGCGCCACGGCAGTCGTGAATGCATCCATGAACTTCGTGAAATCGAGTTCGATGGTTTCGGGCAACCGGCCCGTACGGTCACCGGCTTCGTGGTAGCGGCTCGGCTTCGTGCGAATCACGCGCCGGAACGCCTCTTCGACGTCTTCACCTTCACCCTCGATCACATCGAGATCGCAGTACAGCACCATGTCCACCATGCCCAGCACGATCTTTCGTGCCTTGTCAGGCAGCGTCGGCACGACGCGCGTGTACTTCTCCGTGCGAGTTTCGATCTCGACCTCTTTGGCATGCGAGATCAGGAACAACCCGTAGGGCAGGAACGCCAGCTTCGTCAGCACGCGCTGGAATTCGTTGTTGACGAGGGCATAGCCCTTGCCGTAACCAAGGTCCGACTCGTGCTCGATCTTGTGCTTCTTGATGATGAAATCGGTGCAGAACTTATAGGCGTTGTCGATCGTGTCGATGATGACGGTTCTGAACGGATGATCGGCCTTTTCGATTTCACCGCAGGCGGCCCGCAGTTCCTCCCAGGACTGAACCGGCACTTGGTAGACGTCGAGTGCATTCAGCCCCGGCTCGGTTGCGAGGAAGAGCGCGGCCTCGGATTGCGAACAGAATGTGGACTTGCCGATCTTCGTCTGGCCGTAAACCAACACCGTGAGGTCGGCCAGGTCGGGCTTGGGTTGCGTCTTTGCAGTTGGCAAAATGGACATGGTTCTCCTTTTCAAAAAGCTGGTTCCGGCTCCACGGCCGGCAGCACGCGTAACTCCTCGTTAGGCGCGACGCGCTGGTAGAAGTTCTCGATCACGTTGGGATTGCCGTTGGAGCGGCAGATCGCGAAATACGGGCAGGGCCGCTGGTAGTTAAAGCAGAAGGCCGTGTTCTGGTAAAAGACTCCGCGACGCTTGGCTTCGAGAAAAGCCTGCGTCAGCTCCCAGAGCTCGCCGCGGAGGATGTCGAATCGGTCCCGCGAGAGATAAAGCATCTCGCGATGGAACATGCCAGCATCGGCATACTTCTCAGCCAGGCGCTCCTGGAACTCCTCATCTGTCTCCGGCCTCCGGCGTTTGGCCGAGCTCTTGCCGGTTTTCGACTTCGCCAGCAGCTCCGCGCGGCGTGCCTGGAATTCGTCCTCTGTCTCGCCCTTGCCTTGTTGGAGTTTCGCTTTCACCAGGACGTTGTAGAGGATGCCGGTGATCGGAATGCCCATCGTCTGCTCGACGTAATGGGCGTAGATGGTGATCTGGAAGTCGGTCCAGAGCCTCTCCAGGTAATCCGAATCGATTTGCCCGGCTGTCTTGTGTTCGAGGATGAAGTACTCGCCGCCGATTCGGATGATGCCGTCCACCTTGCCGGCGAGCGTGAAGCTGCGCGATGCGGCGCCGGTAGCCGGATTGACGATGGGGCCCTCGAAGGTCTTCTCCAGCGCGACAATCTCGAAATCCTCGGCAGGATAGCGCCCCGCGTAACCCGTCGTCATCGCGGTGGCAAGATGCCAATCCCTCCGCTGACTTTCGTCCTGGAGACGATTGGGACAGAGCCGGTCGATCAGCGCCAGCACTTCAGCCAGGTCGCGACGCTCGTGCCAAGCCTGAAGGCACTCGTGGATAATTGACCCGAAGTGAAGATTACGGTCGCGCCCGAGAGGTACCAGTTGCTGGAGGTAACGCAACTCCACAGCCTTGCGGCAGTTCCGGAACAACGACCACATTGAATACGTGGAGGTCATCGGTGCGGATGTCATTGCGCCCCCACCGGCCCGAGTCCGGCGTTTCGGAATGCGCAGCGCAGTTGCGCAACAAGTTGGTAAACGCGGTGGCGCGAGACGCCCATCTCCGCGGCGATCTCGATGGCCGGCTCCGTGGCGATCCGGCTGGCCACGTGACGCAGGCGGGCAGGCAATGAAGTGAGTACGCGCCTGACCTCGAAGGTGAGATCTACTGAATTCGCGCGCGGCTCCTCGATTTCATCGGCTAGTTCCGGGCCGGGATCGTCGGGCGCGCCTTTGCACGCGCAAGGGAGGGGGCACAGCGGCAGCCGCGCGCTCGTGCGCCGGATTTGCACCAGTAGCGAAGCCGCACGGTTCCGAATCAGGCAACTGACGAAAGTCTTGTAGCTGCCGCGCGCCGGGTCAAACCCAGCTTTTCGCTCCAGGTACTTCAGGAAAAGCCCCTGTGTCAGGTCGTCGCAATCCTCGGGCGTCATTCCATTCCGCCTCATCTCCCGGATGCAGGCTTCAATGCACCGGAGCGCGTAAGCGTCCATTTCCGACAGTTCGTTGTTCGTTGTCATCTTTCCTCCCCTGGCCGGGAGGACTTGTGGGCGCAGCCAACAAAAAAGCGGAGGTCCGTGGGTTTGCCTCTGTTGGCAGCCACCCACAAGGACCTCCGCTTCGCGGCCAGTCGTTTGTCTGGTGAATCTTCTAGATCACGGGCTGTTTCAGGCCCGCAACGGTTCCTCCAACTTCATTCGGAACGGCACGCCGTGCTTCACCTCGAGGCGTTCCACCGTGCCGTCGCCGATCTTCGTCAATGAGTGCAGCAACTCGGTAACGGAGGACTTCACGGCGAAGTCCGGCAATGCCACTTCTGATCGCGGCCCATTCTCCCCGCCGAACTTGATCTCCCGCACCACGCGCGGCGGCGGGCTGAACATCGGTTCGCCCCCGCGGATCTCAAGTTCCTCGATCGCGCCGAAATTGATGTCTTGCATCAACCGGAGCAGCCGGCGCCGCCCCTCCGACAGGTTCCCAATCCGATCTCGCGTCATCACGCCGCCTCCTTTTTTCCAAGGGCTTCGGCACGCATGGCCGCGCGCTCGGCGTCCAGTGCCTCCTCGACGAGCCTCGACTTCGCCCGTCCGTTCTTAACCATCGAAACCAGCGCCTTGCTCTTGCCCAGCCGTTTTGCCACTCTTGTTACCAGGCCGAACTCCCTGCCGGATCGGCCTCGCATGATGTTGTTGCCTTGCCGCGTATGAAGTTTCATAAGTCGTACCGGAAAAAAGATTATCGCCCTCTTGCATGCATTCAGTCAACAGGTTAAACTGAACACTTGCATGCAAGCATCTGAGATGGAATCGAAAATAAAAAACGTCGTCGTCCGCATCCCGGAGGACCTCCACCTCCCGTTGCGGCGGAAGATCGCGGAACTCGATACTTCCTTCCAGCAGGTGATCCTCGAAGCACTGGTTGACTGGCTGCACGCCAAAGATACCGGAGCCGCCAAGACATGGCTTGCGAAGGTTGCCGAGAGTTCCCGTACGGCCAGCCAGTTGCCACGCGAACTGACACCCGAGAACGGAGAGGAAAAGGCATTCGTCGCCGGCCTTCTGGCCTTCCTCCGCGATGCCGAACGGCCGTACCGAAAAGAGATGGAACGTTTGCTAAAGAGCATGTTTGAACTCGATTTCAAGACGGCTCAACGGGATGCGAAGAAAAGGCGAATAGTCATTTGATTTCACCGGCATTTGTCGGGTAACGTAGTGATTTAGCGGGGAAGATCGATGCCGGTTTTGCCATTCCGACCCAAACGGATTCCGCGGCCGATCACGGATGTACGCCTGGCCAAGGCGTTTGCGGCCGAGGAGATACTCGACGTCATGCTCGACGACCTCTACAAGGACGTGCAGGCGGGCGCCGTGATTCGAACATCCGATTACGCGCTTGTCATGCGCCATTGCCCGCCACGAGCCGTGAGCCGCGTAAGTCATCGCGACCTCCGGCGAGCCGGCTTCGTCCTGGAGTTCCCGCGCAGCTTTGCGACGCGCCCGATCACCGACGGGCGGCTGGAACAGGCCTACGCCGCCGAGAACCTGCTGGATGTATTTCTGGAGGACCTTTACGACGATCTTGAAGCCGGAGCCAAGGTCACCGCTGTCCAGTACCGCCTTGTCTGGCGGCATCGGCCACCCCGCGCCATCGATCTGATGCTCACACGAAATACGGGTTAGCATCGCGCGTCCTTCAGGAGTTGCTGCCACTGTGTCCGCTGCCGGTTCCACAGGGGCTGGCATGCGATCTTGCGGACCGCGGTCTCGGTCAGCTGCGAGCTTCCCGCCTCGCTCGCTGGCAGAAACAAGATCTGCTCCTGGATGTCTGGAGCGAGGTTCACCAGGTTCATGATCTGACTGATCCTGGCACGCGTGACGTAGCCGGCTCTCGCCAATTCGGCATAATCCGAGACCTCACCGCTCTCCACCAATCCGAGACACTTGATGGCCAGCGCCATCAGGCGCGTCAGGCGAGGCATCTGTCCGTCGCGTGGCTCGACCTCGCGCTTTGCGCCCTTGGACTGCCGCTTGGGGATGTCAAGGTCGAATTGGACGTCGATTGTTGAACTCAGTTCGTTACGATTCATTCCCGTTTCCGTTTGCCGCGATCCCGCACATCTCGCGGATGCCCGCCGAGCGGAAGCCCACCGTCACCTTGTTGGTCCGGCCGTCGTAGGCGACGCGTTCCACCACCGTGTGGACGATGCGTGCCTGCTCACGCGAGTTGAGCGAATCCCAAACCGGACCGAACTGTCGCAGCGCCTCACGGAGGTCGTCTTCGTCCATGCCGCCGGACTCAAGCCCGGCAAGTTCCCCGACAATCCGAGTTCGCCGAGCCTCGGCTCTCTTCATGCGTTCCTGCAGGTCGGCGATGCGATCGGTCACCGTTGGATCCTGCTTTGCAACCAGGGCAACAAGCGCCTGCATCTCGGTGGCACACGCTGCGAGTTCCTTCTGCGCAACATCCCGTTCGAAGGTTAGGTCCGCAATCTGGCTGCACCGTATCGTCTCGATCCGGTTCAATGCCTCACGCACAATACGCGGATCGCTGCCGATCTTCCGGATCTGTTGCACGACGGCGGCCTCGATGGCGGGCGCGGAAACTGATTTCGTCTCGCAGTTGGCCCATCCTTTCTGCTGTGCCTTAACGCAAACGTAGTACCGATAGCGCCGTGGGCCCCTGACCGTGTACGTGTGGACCATGCCCGCGTCGCAGGAGGCGCACTGGAGCAAGCCCTTCAGCAGCGCCCCGTAATTGTTACGAACCTCGACACCGCCATTTCTTCCGTTGCGTTGCAGGATCGACTGCACCCTCTCCCACGTCTTGCCCTCGACGATTCCTTCATGCTCGCCTTCGTAGATCTGACCTTTGAATTCGATCTTGCCGGTGTACATCACATTGGTCAGCAGGCGGAATAGCATGCTTTTGGTGAACGGCTTTCCGCCTCGAGTCTTCCCGGTCTGCGCCAGCCACCGCTTGCTGCGCCAATCACGGCGATCCAACTCCCGGACCACCGGGAGCAAGGCCTGATAGTCGAGGTAGAGCTCGAAAATCGTACGCACCTTCTGGGCTTCATCCGGATTGATGATCAGACGCCCACCGCGGGTGTCGATGTCATAGCCCAGCATCGGATGGCCACCGGTCCATTTGCCCTTCCGTCTTGCGGCCGACACCTTGTCTCGCGTTCGCTCGGAGATGATCTCGCGCTCAAACTGGGCGAAGGACAGCAGGATGTTCAGCGTCAGGCGGCCAAGCGAGTTGGTGGTGTTGAACTGCTGCGTGACCGAGACGAAGCTGACGTTGTGCTTCTCGAAGATCTCGATGATGCGTGCGAAATCTATTAGCGAGCGGCTCAGGCGGTCAACTTTGTAAACGACAACGCACTCGACCATGCCCGCCTTGATGTCGGTCAGGAGCCGCTGCAAAGCGGGCCGGTCGAGATTGCCGCCGCTGAACCCGCCATCGTCATAGTGCTCCGGCAGAGCCAGGAGTCCTTCGCCGCGCTGGCTCAGGATATACGCCTCGGCCGACTCCCGTTGCGCATCCAGCGAGTTGAAGTCCTGTTCCAGTCCTTCGTCCGTCGACTTGCGCGTGTAAATGGCGCACCGCACCGTTTTCTTCGGCGCCGTTGGTACGTCCTCCACCGCCGCGAGCGTCGTGCGTCTGCCGTTACGCACCAGCGTCCTCCTTCGGCGCGACGAGTCCGAAAAACAAAAAACCATTCCATTTGGTGCCTGTCACTTCGCGGGCGATCGAACTGAGCGACCGGTAGATTTTCCCGTCATACTCGAATCCGTTCTCGCGAACCTCCACGCTGATTCGGCGCCCCTTGTAATCCCGGCTGATGGTCGAGCCGGTCATGGGCAATCGCGGATCGCCGGCCGGGTCCACGCTGACTACGGCGGCGTGAGTGAGTGGAGGCAGCGGCTCGCCGGCAAACACGTTCTTCGGCGCGCGAATCCGGATGTCGGCGTCGTTCGCCATCTCCATCGCGCGCCGGCGGGCGCGTTCGCTCAAACCGCCCTCGGCCACTGCCTGCATGCGCCAGGCGAGGCGCTTGAACAGGAACTCCTTGTGATTCGAGCGGGACTCCTCGCCGAACAACTCCAGATGCTTGCGCCGAAGCTGGCCCACCGTCATTGTCCGCAGGCTCTCGATTTCCGTTTTGAGTGCGCGATTCAAATCTTTCTCCTTCTCGGGTGGCGTTAACTGCCAGACCTATGAGGGCTCGTATCGCGCGCACTATCAAGGGCCTCCGCAGAATCCTCATCCTGCAGGCGGGCGCTGCGCAAGCGCAGGTAGCCGGTGGCGAGAATGGTAGCGATCTCTTCGATTGCGGACTGAGGCGGATCTTGACGTTCTTGCATCGGCATCTCCGTCCGGGAAAACCGCGCAAGGGTAGCGATTGTGGGTGGCGGAAGGTCCGAAGCGCGCTTGGTGACGTTGTGGCCTCGACGGCATGTCTGGCGACCAGACCTTCCGCCACCCACAACGAAGTCCGCTTCGCGGTCGTCCCGCTGTCTGGTGGATCAACGAGCAGCCGTTAACTGCTCCTACTGGTTATATACCCCGCGTACCGCGAGTTTGTAGAGGCTCAAGCTGAAATATTTCGCGGGACTCGGCCAGGAATGCAATGCCGAGAACAAGCCCATGAAACAACCGATTTTACCGTGCGGCGCCAGCTACGATCTGCGAAATGAGATTGCTTGGGCCACCAGATGGCGCGCACATGGAAAAGGACGGGGCGCTGAGTATGGTGGTCACCGGAAGCGGATGCGTGGCGCCCAAATTGCCTCGGCCAGCCAGCGCCGGCTCCTTTGGCTGTTTGAAGCCGGGCCGCCACTGCAAGACGAACGCGTGTGCGAATGCGCGGAACTCAGCCCGGATCACAATATGCCATGACGCTTGCATAATAGATGGGGTTCACGTAACCCTCCACTGACGGGCAAATGCCCGCTTTGCGAAGAGCGGCACGTCGGCGCGCGGCCCGAACCGGCATGCCGAGCGGGACCGCAGGCAGTTCGCGGAACAAAACGGGAGATCCGCAATCCGCGCATCGGCACGCTGATGCCAGGAGTGGACAGATTCTCACGTGCGATGGATCGGAGGTGTTCCAGACAATGACAATCACTACGAGTAAACATTCAGGTAACTGGCACTCTGTCGGTCGCATGCCGGGCGCGGATTGATTCCGGATTGCCGAACACTCAGGACTCGCCGCCCATATTCGCGCGTATGTCATTTCGGGCAAACATCAGGAATGCCCACACCAGGTTTACGGTCCCCGAGTAAAGGGGAAACACGGACCGAAGACAAACAAAAAGCCGACCAGGAAGACCCGGTCGGCTCAGTTTCCCGCAACTGCAATCGCGTTTACGTTGAATCGCCTCCGCGCTGGGCACGCAGGAGATTGCTGGCGAGATTCAGCGGCACCGGCGAACCGAAGACCTGATCGGCAAGGGACTTCGTTTCCTCGGTGAAGGGTCCCGGCGCGATCTCCTGGCCGGGGTAGTGAGTATTGTGGTGATCCAGTTTGTGGACGTAATGGACCACAGCCCGTTGAAAAACCTCCCGCTTCGTTCGCACTTCGGCAGAGGCCTTCGCCACGCGACGCCCCAGTTTGTGATTCCTGAGCCAAAAACCAATGTGGCCCTTGGCCTCATGCGCGAATTTACCTGCGAAGAGAACAGCGAGGTGCAGGATGAAGGCGCTCACCATCAGTACCGGTCCGAGGCGCGCAAGGACGAGAGAGGTGGCCAACTTCAGCGACGCGGCGGCATTCTGGGTGTACCAAGTGATCGCAGGCACGATGCAGGCCCAGGCGACGCCGAGCACCGTCCACCAGATGACGGCGTGGGAGCGTGGGCTTCCGGGTAGGGCCTCTTCTGCTTCAACTTTCGCAGCATGCAACTGGACAGCGACGTAAAGTTCGAAACCCAACACAGCAACGGGTGTCAGAAAGCGAGCAACTGTCCCGACGAACGGCCAATGCGGAAAGAGGGCCCTGGCGCAAAACTCGGCGAAGCCCCCGATTAGCAGCAGGTCGAGGACGTAGATGCAAACTAGGCTCAGGCGATAAACGAAGTATTCAGCCAATTGCCGCTGGTTCGCGTGCGCGAACTCTGGGTGCTGCCGCGCGAGTTCGAGAAGTTCCTGGCGGATCAGGACAATCTCGGCCGCCAGTCGCGCCACCAGCGAGGCGCAGTTGTTGATGGTTTCCACGAGCTGCAGGATTGCCTTCCTGCTGCGGCGGATGGGTTCGGTTTCCATGGGATTGTGCGGCATCATCGCATTTGCTCCTTCGTCACGGCTTCGGTTCTGACAATGAAATCAACTGCGGCAGCAAGTGACTCGAAACGCAGGGGGTGGAGAGACTCAAGCGCGCCAACGCTGGCGCCACCATTGACCAGCAGGACGCGGATATCGGGCGGGAGGTTGACGGGCGCGGCGTGTACATTGTCCCGGCCATCGGTCACTAACAGAAGGTACCGACTTGCCGGCGCTTGCCCAGGCACCTGTGGTTCAGTTAGAAACCACGCGGCGCGATTCAGCGCATTGAAGATGTCGGTGTGCTTTGCGCTTGCAGGTTTGCTGAGGAGCCGCTGCAAATTTTCTTGGAAGCGGGTGGTATCCGCGTCAGCGGTGGCCTGCCAGCGGCTGTACGCCCCATCGAAGGATGCCTTGCGTGTTTCGTAGGCCGCGATCAGTTCCTGGTCGACGAAGGCGTTGCCTGTGGTGTCGGCCAGGGGCGATGGAGGACAGGTCGGCGGTGGAGCAACGCGCAACCGGACCATCGTGTCCGGTGAGAGTCCCGTAATCTCCGCAACCCGGAAGTCGCCGCCGCGTGCCCGAACAAGGTTGATGATGGGCGAGAATGCATCAATTTTCGGGGCTGGCACCGCATACTCCGGCGCACTTTCGGTTTTGTCCAGCAGGGCGCCGATTGCGACAGGCGGAAGCGGTTCGCACGTCGCGATTGCGGTGGTGGTGTTGTTGGTGTTGGAATTGCATGCGCTCGCGAACAGCGCCAGCGCAATTGCGAGGATCAGCGCGGCAAGCGTCTCCAGCCTTGGAACGGCGCCTGTTTTCCTCCGCGTTGCTTCGGTCTGTGCTGTGCTTGTGGCGCCGTGCGGGCGTGACGGGTGGCGGCGCGGGGTGTGCATCGGTCTCTCCTTTCAAAGCGCGACTTGCGGGGGGGCACCGGCGGTTCAGGGTCGCTCCCCTTTCTTCTCTATAATCTACGCCGCCGTGAAGCCGGATGCAACAAAAAACTAAACAAAGTTGCTATGGTTTATAAAACCTTCAATCATAAGCTGTTGTAAGGTTTAACAACTCGAAGTCGCTGAACCGTTTATGCCGGATTCGTGTTATGTTCTTCTATAGGCGCCTGTTCATCAATATGCCACGCATGAAAACAGTCGAATCCGGCGCGGTGAACCCTCTCCAGCGCATGCTTGGAACCCACCTCCGGCTCGAACGCGCACGCCTCGGCTACTCCAGCAAGGATGTAGCCGCCAAGCTTGGGCTAACCGATAGCTACCTCAGGCTCGCCGAATCGGGCCGCGCCACCCTGAACCAAAGTTTGGTCTTCCGGATCATCAGCTTGTTCGCCGATTCGGCCGGAACAACCCGCGATACTCGCGCGATCAGCTTTCCACGGCTTGCCCTTTTTCTTGTCGGCGTCCATTGGATCGGCGCCGAGATGGCTACCCAGAAGAAGCCGGATCTTGGGCGTCGCGCCATGGAGGATCTTGCCGCTCTGAGCGTCGACTTCGAAATCTTCGTGCGCAGCACCCGCCGGTATTTCGAGCTAGATGAGGGTTCGATTGTTCAGCGCGTCTTTCTGGAAGAGGTCGCCGCTCCAGAAGTTGGTCGGTTTTTGAGGACTGAGGCCTACAGCCGCGAAGACATCGATTCGATTCAGAACAGCGTCCTCGACATTCAACGGGACCTCCTGGATCTCCCGACCTTGAATCTCGATCTCCTGTTCGATTTGAAACGCGGTTTGGCCGGCCGGTCCTTCGTACATACCGACGAGGTGGCTGCGAACTGGGAATCGCAGCGCGCATCGCAGTTCGCCCAGGTCCGCGGCCTGTTCATTAATGCTAACCACATCCTGGACCCGGCGAACTTCGAACGTTTTCACTATGAGTTTCTCTCGCAGGCACTATTTGCATCTCTCCGCTTGATATTCATCGATACGGCGGAGTCTTCTAGGGAAAACCTCATCAGCCACTTCATCGCCAATGTGAACGCCGGCAGGAAGAAGGCGGAGCCGAAGCTCGAAGCACTCACACAGAAGGAAATCGACAAGATCCACATCGTCTCGCTCAATGACTTTCAACGGAAACAACACGCCGAGGCGCTCGCTCAGTTGCAGCGCGGCGAAGGAAGAAACTCGCCGCCTACCTACGACGCGTATTGGTCATTCGAAACGCACTACAAGCTCAACATCGGATTCGTAGGGTGGCGCGAAGACAGCGGGAATGCCGACAGTACGCGAAACCTCACGCTCGGCACGTCCTTTTACAAGGCCAAGTGTTTCGACGAACTCTGGAAAGCTCTGCATGGTCAAGACAAAAGCTAGGGTCTATCCACCCAATGGCTTGAACCAGCCACGGAAGGGGAAGGCATTTCTCGGCATCAGCATGAACAACCGGTTGGCGGTTTCGCCCCGGGCCTTCCGCGCCGTGTTTGACTGGATTGCCACAAACGTCGGCAGCGCAGACCTCTTTATCGGCGATCATCTGCACCGGCACAACTATCAGGCTTTTGACGGTATGACGGAGTTTGCCGCAATCGAGCAGGGGCTCAGAGACCGTAACGAACTCGCCGCCCGGCTTCAGGGTTTCCTGGCGGCGGGGGTATGGCCACCTGCGGCGATCATGTCTGCGAGTACGTTGTACCCGGATCCGACGTTCACTGATCGTCTGAGCCGCTTCCGGAAGCAGTACGCCAGCAATGGCGATTTTACGCGGCTCATCGATGACGCAGTCGATGCATTTTTAGCGCGCAAGCAGCCAGACCGAGTGGTTAACGACGATGCTCGTGGTCACTGTGTCGCGTATCAGCTCGAAGAACTGGTCTTGTTCGAACTGCTCGCCGAACAGGGTTATAGCACCCTGATTTATGCGGGTGCTCAGCTTCCTATTATGAAGAGCATTGTTTCGGGACACGTCCACGGTGCTTCGGATGCGTTAAGGAATTTGGTGTTGATCGAATTGCGGGTTTCAGGAGGTCACACGTCATGACAACGGCCGTTACGCTCGCGCTTGGGGTTTCAATCCTGCTCTATCTCGGCATTGGCTTCTGGTACAGTAAGTCCGTCCGTGGACTCGGAGACATTTTGCCTCTGCTGCTCGGCCGCGGGGCGCGGGTCAACAACCATCGCGAGTTCAGTGCGTCGACGGTTGCGGCAACGATTTCGTTGGCAACGGTGATCGTGGCGTTCTATGAACTCGTGCCATCCCTGGGGTTCTGGCTGCTGTGGACGGCGATCACCACGGCTTTGGGACTGCTCTTGTTCGGCGTATTCGTGAAACGTATCTGGGCCAAGATGGGCGCCTACGATTATCGGCCGACGTTGCACGCCTACCTGGGCACGGAGTTCAAAAGTGAGCGGCTGGCACTGGTGGCGTCCGCATGCACGGCTGTTGGGTACCTGAGCGCCTTCGCCGTGGAGTTGACGGTGGGCTCGCGCTTCCTGGCTGGACTGGTGCACGGGGTTCCGCCCTTTATCACCGTGGTCGTGCTCGCGGCCGTATCATTCACTTACACCAGCCTTGGCGGCTTTCGGTCGGTGGTGGTCACAGATCGAATCCAAATGTGGTTTGTTTGGCTCCTGATTATAGCGATGATCGCCTATGAGATCGTCGGCGCTACCGGGCAGGGCTGGGAGGCAAGTGTGCTGAGAATACCGGCAGGTCTGCGCACGTTGACGTGGCAGAACGGGCTGACGCCGTTCCTCCTCGGAATTGCCATCATGAACCTGCTCACGTTCCTTGGGAACATGGGCTTGTGGCAGAGGATTGCGGGATCGCAACATCCCAGTGTCGTGACACGGGGGATGTGGGGCAGCGTGGCAGGTGCCGGGGCCAGTTGGTCGCTACTGGTTTTTACTGCGGTCGGTGCGTTCATGTTTGTCACGCCCGTCCAGAGCGAAAACCTCCTAGTCTCTCTACTAAAGTCGATGAACGGATCGGCGTTGGGGCAGGTCACAGTGTTTTGCGTGGTATTGGGCCTGTATGGAGCGATGCTCAGTACAGCATCGACCCAACTCATTGCCGTTTCACACACGATTTACGAAGATGTACTGGGTCCTTTCAGACAGTCTAACGTGCACGAACGCGCGGACCAACGCGTTGAAGCCCTACGCTCCCGGCTTGTGCTGATCGTAAGCGCGTTGGTGGCAGTGGGCGTAGTGGAGATCTTGCAAGCATGGGGATTCACCGTTGCTGATCTCGCCTTCGCTGTGTACGGCGCTGCACTCGGTCTTGTGCCGCCGGTCCTGTTTACACTTTTTATGCCGAGGAGCGTCACGCAGCTACTCAGCAGGCCGGCTTCTATGGCGGTTGCTTTAGGATTTGTGTCCTGCTGGAGCGCTGCTGCGTACGGTAGGGCCACAGGGAACGCCAACTTGGTCTTTCTTTCTCCGATCGTGAGCACTGTAGTGGCTACCGCGATCATGTTCATTGGCTGGGCCCTTCAGTATCGGCAGTCTCTTGCAGTTCGTGGTAATGCGGGGAGTCGCTACCCTGAGAACGAACGCGTGACAGAGTAGCGCCTTAACGAACCCTGCAGGCAATCCTAAGCGTCAGAAAGCCCGGCTGCGACGACGGGCATTAGGATAGTAGAAGCTCGCGAACTTGGATCAATCTGTCCGGGTTGCTCCCGAATCGCGCGGCTTGGAAGCTCGCTATTGCACCACAGGCGCAGCGAACGAGAAAACCTAACCTGAAGCAGCTCTCCAAGTTCCCGCGAGTGGATCGGCTCGAGAAGTGATGCGACGTCTCGGCTACCGCAGTATTGCCCGGTTACCGTTCGCAAGCGAGTTTTCCTCTCTCAGCACCTCCGAGCGCGACAGGTCGTTAAATAAGGTCCTGCGGCAACTGGAGAACGAGAGAATTCCATATCGGAAAGACGGACTCGCGGCCGCAACACGCCACGTTGCGCTCGCAATCCGGACGAGATCGCGCGAAACGGAGAAAACGGGATTGGCGTAGCGTCGGCGCAAGTTGTTGCGGAAACGTGCGAAAAACGAAAGGCGTGGGGCAGGCGAGAGAAGGCTCTTGCGCAAACGTTGGGGACTGGCGGCTCGGTAGGAAAAGAATTGGCTCCGTAGGGCAAAGTCGTGGTCGTTGGCCCAAGTCGCCATGATCAGGAGATGAGTATTCTCGGGCTCCATCGACCCAGGGCGTCTCTGGAGAGGCGATACGTACTCCCGGCAAACTGTTGATTTCACAGGCCGAGGCCAATGGTAACCTGGCGACGATCCGAACGCGAGAAATATTTGACTGCCAGAGAAGCGGCAAATACGGCCTCACCTGACGGCGCTCTCCTGTGTTTCGCCGACAGGATATTCTGAGTCTCGATGAGGATCGTGTCCGCCAACCTGAACCAACGCCTCGGGAGCGAGGCAGCACGGACACTGTTTCAATCCTGGTTGCGTCGCCATGGGGCCCTGCTTGTCCTGGCGCAAGAGCCGTTCGTGCCATCGCGACAGGAACGCCCAGTGCTTGAGGGCTACTCACTCATCAGCACATCGCCGATGGTGTCGTGCTGGCTGGCCGTCGGCAATCCCCAGCCCGTGGTTGTCGAACATGACGAGAGGTGGCATGAGATCGACCTAGGCAAACTTACCGTCCACAACGTCTACCTTTCCCCGCATTCTTCGAAGGACCGGGAGTCCTTGCTGCTGGCATTGAAGAGCTCAATCACGAAGCGTCCTCAAAACAGAGCCATCATAATGGGCGATTTCAATTTAGCTCCCAGGCTGGCGGATGGCTTGTTTGGTGAGCAGCCGAGCAAATTCACTGGCGTGAGGGAGCGCTCCGCGTTCGACCAGCTCTTGCGATCTGCGCGTCTGGTCGATGCGACCTGTCCCGCTGCCGATGGCGAGCCTGAGTTCACGTTCGAAAGAAATCAGAGCGGGCGTGCGGTTCGTTTTCGCTGTGACCTCGCCCTGGTCTCGGAGGACCTCTCCGATTCAGTCGACGTCTCGTATGACCATTCCGTTCGCAATCCGACGTGCGGTTTCACGGATCACAGTGCCATCCTCATCACCGTTGGCGGGCACTTTGCCGAGTTGCCCGCGAGTGGGCCTCCCGATCTCCAACCAGCGAAGATTCAGCGCCGTTCCCAAGAGGGCGGGATCACAACGACGTGCAGCTCAAACTCCTCTTTCAAAACCGCCATCAAACGCCGTGATCCCTCACAGATTGCCCGAGAACTGCGGGATCAGGGCATTCTCGATGTGCTGGAGGTACGGTCTATTCTGGATTTCGGTTGTGGCTACGGTACCGATGTCCATTTCTACCGAAGCTATGGATACGAGGCAGACGGTTTCGATATCGAGCCCAGTTTTGGCTGGTCAGAGAACATAGATCGGCAATACGACCTCGTGACGGCCGTCTTCGTCGTGAACGTTCTCCCGACATTGGAGGATCGGCTACGAGCCGTCCGTGAAGCATCCCGGCTCGTGCGGCCGGGTGGATATTTGCTGATCGCGGCGCGCTCCGAAAAGGCGATCGCAACAGAGGCGCGGAAAGGCAACTGGGCTCGGTTCAACGATGGTTGGATTTCGTCACCTCAGAAGGGCACATTCCAGCGGGGAGTGCCCGAGGCGGAAATAGCCTGGCTGCTCGGGGCAGTCGGCTTTCCGATAGTCCAGCAAGGTTTGCGTTTGAGTTCCGACGTCAGCTGGCAAATGGGTCGCCGGCCACTTTCTGATCTGAAGTGATCGGTCAACGAATGATGTTGACGATCGACGACGGTAGGACAAACTCTACTCCGTGTTCAGCAGTACGATCCCTGAGCGAATCGAGAACCGACTCTTGCACAGCCGCGGGGAGACTGTTTAGTTCCGCTATGAATCGGGCGACACCCAATTCGCAAAATGAAGCCGGGAAGATCTTCGTCGTGATGAATCCGTGCGGGAATGATTGCTGGATCTCCGCCGTAACTCCGAAGTAGTGCCTCAAGGTAAGAGAATCAAGCTGGACCCAATACGGAAATCGAACAACCTCGAAGCCGGCCATTCGGGCAATCTCGTCCTTGACGCGGTCCGCCTTGATCTTCATGGAGTGGCGATAGTGCTCGTCTCCGTCGTACTCAACGACCGTGATCGAGTCACCCCGACGAAACGCAACATCCCACCGGTGCCGCGTTGTACCGGAGGAGAACTGCGTTCCCAACCACTCTGCTCCGAAAATCGCCTTCAAAGCTGAAGCTAATTTGGGTTCTGTCAGGTAGCCGTCGATAACGACGAGGGTGCTCATATCGATGCCACCCGGTTCTCCAGGACTTCCAAGAAGCCCGGGTCATACTGCTCATCAACACACCGAGAGTTCCAGAGCCCAGACGCGACCACTTTCGGCTGTGGGCAACTCCGACCAAGCCAGTTCGGCGCAGCAGGGTCCAGCAGCTGGCCGCCAGGGCCTGCGTTGCTTAGGAGCGCAATCGAATTACGCTCGAGATATGCTCGGATGCTGGTTGGCGACGGAGCGTCATCGGCCGCCAACCAAAGGAATGGCATCTCGCCAATGTAGGTGCTGACCTCACGCTCAAGAATTTCTTCTCGGTCCCGAACATCGCGCGGAGCAGACTGTCCACGTCCCCACGTCAAGAGCTGCAAATCGCGTCTCTTCGCCAACATCGCCGATCCGATGAGGAGGCGAAAGATAAAGCCTCGATGATTGCCGCCTGTTCCGCCTTGATTCCCGCGGTGTTGCACCAAGCGTCCCCATAACTTGGACTTTGATCCGGTCGACACCGCATGGGTGCCAACTCGGACAATCCTTTCGCCAGTCCCGGAGTCTGAGCGGAATTCGCCTTTCTCGAAGAAGAAGTAGACGCCTCTACCGGGCCAGGACATCTTTGCGTGACAGTCTGAAAGCCTGCGCTTCCCACCCAGCCGGGCTTCCAAAGCAGCAAGGATTTCATAGAAGCGGCACAGGTCATTCAATCGATCACAGTGGTGCCTCATGACGGATTTGCGCCAGTAACCAAGCCTTTTGTTTCCCGATCGGCATGCCTTCCATCGGTACTTGTACGATATGGCCGGCCGCGCGAAGAGAGGGCACAAGCATCTCGCGGTAACGCTGGCCGGCAAGTACGACGATCCTGTCGCCGCGACCAATGATGGAGTTGATTCGTTCCAACACCGTTGCACTCCATCTGTCCCGATCCGGGCGGCGCATTCTGTTCAGAGTCGTATTGTATGGTTCTACGATTTGGTTCGGATCGAGCAAAAAGTGTTCGGCTGAGAGGATGAACCGTATCCGTCCGACTAACCCCTGTTGAGTTGATGGTTCCTCGTCGCTGACGATAGCGGCATGGCACGAGCAAGAACGCAAGAGATCGAACAACTCCTCCGGGACTACGCAGACCGGGGTGACATGACACGGAAGCAATTCTGCGAGAGCCGTGGCATGAGCTTTTCGGCGCTGGATTACTACCTGCGAAATTACGGCAAGGCGAAGCCGACGCAGGAACAGCCGCGGATGGCAACGGTGCGGCTTACTTCGCCAGAGGCGGCGACCAATGCAGGCCAGGGTCCCTTCCGCCTGGTGCTGAGAAACGGCCGCAGCATCGAATGCGGGCGAGAACAACTGGAGCAGTTGATTCGCGTGGCAGAGAGCCTGCAATGATGTTCGGCCTCGGGCCGGCAACCAGGATCTATCTCGGTCTGGACCCGATAGACATGCGCAAGGGATTTAACGGCCTTTACGGGCTGGTTCGCGATCGCCTGGGGCAGGATCCAACCAGCGGCCACCTGTTCCTGTTCGCAAACAAGCAGCGAACAAGAGTGAAGGTGCTTGTTTGGGATGGCAGCGGACTATGGGTTTGCGCAAAGCGGCTGGAGAAGGGCCGATTCTGCTGGCCTGAACCG